TCCGCACCCCATGCGATGCTCGATGCAAGGGCGAATAGAAATATTAGTTTTTTCATGGTTAGATTTGGTAGCCGTCAAAGAAGACCCAGCCGGTGCCTGCGACATATACGGCAAATTGATCGCCATCTATGGCATATTCGCCATCCGCACCGGCATCACCAGTCGCAGTCGGCATTGCCACCGAAGTAGTGAGCCCGGTCCCAGCGCCGCCGCCTCCGGTATAGGTGCGACCGAATTCAATGAGGTTGGCGTTGATTGCGGCGAGGATTTTGGCCTCTGTGCAGCCGCAACCATCGCGTCCGATAAGTGATACAACTTCTCCTTCGTAATCAGCAGCCATAGCGGCAAATATTTTACCGAGGTTATTGGATATTTTTACCAGCGATTGAATCCTCGAATCAATCGGGCAAGTGCAGAGTTGGTCTAGATTTGAAATAGCCATAGTGTTTACCAGTTCGCTGCCGGAGCAGCAGGGGCTTGCGATGATGGATATTGTTCATCCGGCTTCTCCGCCGAGAGCTTGTCTCGCTCCTCAAGATATAGCGCACTGCGCAGCATCTTCCAAATCCCGTACTGCACGTTCGCGAGCTGCGGATTCTTGTCCACCTCCAGCAGTATCCGCCATTTAACATAGGCGGCGACAGCTTCAGCGGCCTGCTCGGGAAAAGGCACCACGTCCGCTCCGGCAAAATCGATTTTGATTCCCTGCCAGACAAGCAATAATTCGGTGTCCGCATTCAGAATCGGATGAATCATGAACTGCTTGCCCTGCGGGCTGATCGCATAAGCGTACAGCTTGATTGCACACGGGCAGCATGTCAGTTGTTGGCGACTAATCCATGGCCACATATCCAGCCTGTTCTTATTACAGTCAGGATGGGCCACAGCATCGTCATCAAGTTCGTTGGAATAAATGTAGAGCGCAGACGGGATTGCGCCAGCCGGCAGATTGCCGAGCATGGCATACTCAATCGTGTCCATATCTGCCGCCGCATAGGTGGTCGTGTGCCCAGTCTGGTACGCTGTAATATACCGCTGAAGATCGACCACGGCATTGCGCATCATGCGCTCGCGAAAATCCTCCAAGCCGCGCCGGTTGGCGTCCACGCTCAGATGCTCATCCACCGTCGCCATAAACTGGGTCCATGTTTGGCTCATACAGGCTTGGCGGTGTACCGCTTCTTTGTCTTGTTAACCGGCTCATCCAGCAACGGCTCAAACGGCGGCTGAGCTTCAGTCGTCTGAAGCGATACCGATTCAGGCGCAACTACAGGAGCGGGTCTCGGAATTAAAGGATTACCGACGCCACGGGTTCCGGCCTGTGGCTCCACAAGTCTTACACCCGCCACGTTTGCCCCCGGCGTTCGCACTCGCCGCGGCGGCGGCGACGCGCTTGATCCTATCGGCGTCCCCGTCAGTTTTTTTTTTAACGTCTCGTACCGTTCCAGCGTGATTTCGTCCACGCCGTAAAGTGAAGCCGAGGCAAGGGCACTGGCGGCAGAGTCCTCTTCCACCGCCAGCACCCCAAGCCAGGAACCGCCCCGGTTTTGAACTGGCTCAAATAAAAACGTCAGGCCATCCGCAATATACGGATGGCTTGCGTTGATTGTAAGGAAGTAGCGCGTTGCCACTTGTTCAGGAGTTAAATCCCCCTATTACGACTGAGGAACAGTGCAGCCCGGAATGGTGACGCGAGGGCAACCAGCGGCGTAATTATGGATAATCAAGTGCCGTTCAGGACGGTCAACCATCATGGTCCATGTCTCACTCCGCAGATCGTAGCTCTTGACGTTCGGATCAATCACGCACTGCCAGATGGCAAGGTCTGTGTTGCTGTTCGGCGTCTTTCGGGAAACCTGTTTGTGACCGGCGACACCCTTGAAGATGTCGGACCAGTCAAGGAACCAGATTTCGTTGACGCGAGTGGAAGCCTCCCAGCCAACCCAGCGGGTATTGGCGGCATCAACCTGATCGTTGAAGAAGTCATCCACGAATACCGCCCATTGCGTGATTGAATCCGGCACATCATAGATGTTGTAGGTAAACATGATGATACCGTCGTGAGTGATCTTCTCATTGATCTTGGCGTAGCGAACCGTGTCCCAGCCGTAGCGGGCCGTGTAATACTTGGTCATCGCCTCAAAGATGGAGGCGGAAGTGAAGCGGTCGGTCATCGAGTCGATGATCGGAACGCGATCACCGCCAGCCTCGCGCCAGCGGCGGAGCCAGTAGATGCGTTCAAAGATGTCATCCAGATCAAGCCGGTTGCCGTTCATGTCGATGACACGGTTGCAATCCGAGAGCAGCGTGAAGATGCCGAGCGCGCTGGCCTTGTAGGCGAGCGGGCAGTCTGTGTCCACAATGTCATAGACGATGGGCAGCGAGCGCCAGTTGGCTTCGGTCTGCTCATCCACGTCAATAGCCTGACCATACATTGCGGAGTTCATGCGCTCCATTTCGTAGCGCGCCTTCTGTTGCTTCTGCTGGTCGGCGATGGAGAGCGTCTTGAAGCCCTTGAGGTAATCGTTTACCTTGCCGGCGAGAATGGCGTCCAAAACTTCCTCGTAAGACTGCTCGCGGCAGTACGATTCGCGGGAGGTCTGGAGCCAGCTTGCAAGCAGGCGCTTGCTGAGATCGGAAGGCTGTTGTGGGCAGTACGATTCCTTGTCGTTAGTTGAATTCGTTCCGTTCTGCACCATGCCGAAGGTTGGCTGGTAATTCGCCTTTTCACTGGCGCTCAGGAGAGCCCAGTTGGTGTCGTTGACGTTAGGGTAAATCGTCAGCGTGGCTTTCTTGACCGCGCCAGCGTCAGCATTGACAGCGGCATATACGGTGAAGACGTGAGTGAGCGCCGTCTTGGTCGCGACGTTGTCCCACGTCTTGACGATGATCGTCGAACCGACCGTGAAGAAGCGTTCGATGGCTTCAAGAGTGGTCTGGATCGTGGAATTGCCGAGACCGACCGTGACTTTCCACGAAGAAAGCGGTTCCTCGCCGACGCCAGCAGTGGTCGAAGGCGTGCCGGTAAGAATCGTCCAATAGTTGGCGTTGATGAACGAACGCTGACCGCGCAGGATGAACGGCTGGATGATCGACTGGCCGTCGATGTTGTGAACCGTGAGGGCTTTCTTGCCGATCTCACGAATGTTGCTGTTCAGGAGCGTCATCAAATTACGCTCAGGAACTCCCAGCATCTTCGCCTCGCCAGCGGCAAGGATCGTGCGGGTGAGGTTGGTTTCGGAATTACCGAGAGCAACGATGTCGGCGGAGCTGAAACCGGTGATGGTCGCAGCGGTCAGTGTGCAGCCGCAGGCCGAACTGACGTTAATAGTGCGGCCAACGCAGGCCGGGTTCAGTACATCTGCCATTTTATGAGTGGGTTAGTTTTTGGTCGGGGCTTTCTTCCCTCCAAAATACCAGTCCACTCACCCAAAAGTACGATTACCGTAGGTTTATGCGCTTTATCTTAAAACTGAGCATAATACGTCATTGGCGCGATAAATAGGCCGCAAACTTTCGATTGCTACTGTTTTATCGTCGCAAAGCCTTCAGCTTGCGCATCACCAGATCAAAGCCGTCCTTGGGTATCTCTTCGACGCCCTGAAGTTCGCTTACCTCCACTGCTTCTCGCGCATTCGAGACGTGCATATAACCTTCGCCAGCAACGCATATACCCGGCCTTTTGACAACTTCCCAATGCATGAAGATCGGCTTTTGGTGGGCGTCGATGTAGCGGATGGGCATTGTTCCGTTGGCTGTCTTGAAGAAGCGCGGCTTGAACGATGACCCGTCTGGCGACCCAAGCACCAACTGATCCATCGTCAGGCTACCCACTGCACACTGCCAATCGTTCACGCCGAACGAAGTGATGAACCTGTCGCCGTCCTTCACCAGTCCGCACGGGAACACAACATACGGCTTCCATCCCTGAACGTAGCGCGGATCAACCTTGTGGCCGTCCTCTTCCGAGCCGGACATCACCGGCTGCTCGGATATTTGCAGAATTTTGAACGGCGGCTTCGATTCAAACGTGTACGCGGCGGCATAGTAGCGCACGAAATGCGGAGGCTCCTCAGTTGGGATTGAGGAATGGAACAGGCACAACATCCGGCCATCACCAAGATCGACAGGCGGCGTGCCTCCGCGCACATGCCCCCATTGCCACAATGGCCCTGGCGTTTTTATCGTCTCCACCACTTCATCGCCCTCGATGCGCAGAACGACGTGCTCAGGATCGGTCGCGTAAATGCAGTAGAGCGCCTTGTTGTGCTCGAAAAAAATCCAGTTCTTTTCTTTCGCGAAGCCGGTGTTGTTGCCGTGGCGCGGTTGCCATTCCTGCACGACTGACCATTTTTTTTTGGTCAGCTTCAATTTGGCGTACTGCATTACGCAGGTGTAATTGACGCCCGGCACATAGCCCTGCATGGTCGTGTACGAAATAAATGGATCGCCGTTGAAGACAAACAGCCGACAGTCTTCGTGATGCTCGGAGTCGGTTGGGTTAGATAGCGGAATGCGCTGCGATGCCGACTTTGGTTCGCCTGTCTCCACGTCGATTTCGCAGATGCCGATGCCGCTCCTTTTCGTCGGTGTGTCCATCCGGTGATAACGATACGCCAGCCAGTATTTCCCAGCGTACTTAAACAGGCCGGGGTTTTGGTAGCGCGGACTCTCAAGCAGCTTATGCGTCGGCACCGCACTAGCCTTGAGCTGTGCAAAAATGCTTTTTTTGGCCACGGATTATTCTCCTGTGCCTGACAGACGACGCGCCAGCATTTGCCCCGGACTTAACTGACCTGAGAGCGTGCTGCTTGGGGCCGGAGAAGGAGAAGGGCGCGGTGTTGCGGCACTAGCCACGGGTTGCGGCGGAGTCGCAGCAGGCACGACTGGCGATGGCGTGCGCTGGCGAACCCACCCGCGCTGTCTTTGGGATTCCTCACGCTTCTTGAGTTCAGCTGCGATCAATCCCGGTTGCCAGCTCAGTACGCGCTGGATCACTTCTCGCATATCATCTTGGCTATTGGTGAACGTCCAGAATTGCCCGCGCTGGGCAGGCGAAATATTCGCCCATTCTTCGCGGGTCACAAACCACTTCCCGTTTCTTACTTGCTCGGATTGCGGAGCATTTTTCTGGAAGTCATCACAGGCAGCATTAACCATGACCGCAATACGATTATGTTGCTTCCACTTTGGATGGGTTTCATCTCCGGCAGCCTGCGCAAGGGGCCGGCGTGTCCTTGGGTCAATCCGCGTAATCCGCAGCAGTTCCTTGGCATCAGCCACCACGTCATTGATGATGCCACCCGAAACCTCCAATTCATCCGCATACTGCTTTTGGAGTTCAGGCAGGCCCTTCTCTTTTAGTACATCAAGCATTTCTTTCGGCAGTGCATTGAACGCTAGATATTTCCTAATCTGTTGCGCTTCGCCCTCCACCTTTGGTTCCTCGTCACGCACAAAAAGCTCATGCTCGATTGATTCGTACTTTGAGTCGTACCGCTTCGCCACGCGGTCCTCAATCCGTGCCTCTGCAATCTCTCGCTTGTCAGCAGCGGTGAGAGACGGAGCACGGGCGAGAATCTTCTTGTACTCAGGATCGTCGTTATCCGCCTCGGGATGCTTCTCCAGATAGTCCTTCTGGTCGCGCAGGAATTTCCCCATCTTTTCAGTGAGCCCCTTGTGCTTTGGGTTCACCCTCTCGGCAAATTCCGCATCCTCCAGCGCGATCTTCTCCTCATCAAGCAGGGAATCCTTCCACTTATTGTCTGTCGGAGCTGGTGTTGCGACCGGCGCAGGCGCAGCGCCCTCTTCCTTTTGAGTTGGAAGCTCAGGCCGCTTCGGCGTTTTCTTGCTCACCTTGACGACTGGCTTATCCTCGGTCGCGGGCTTGGCCTCAACTGGCGCAACAGCCGCTGGCTTGTCTTCCTTCTTCGGCGCTGGCTCATCAGCTTCCTTCAGCGGATCACCGCTGTCCTGAAGCATCTTGAACAGGTTGTGCGCAGCTTCGCTGATCGGCTTTTGCGTAACCGTGTTAAGTGGCGTCTCAACTTTGGGCGCTGCTTGAGAAGGCGGTGGCGTAACAGCGGCAGGGGCCGCGACGGGTTGGGGGGCGGTTTCGGTTGGCATAAATTATTTCGTAAATCCCTTAAAGTTTTCTATGATTAAGTGACGATTCGGATTCATTGGTTTAGGGGGATGCCCGGTAATATCAGACAAATCAATCGCCCACAACTGGTCGTCCTTCATCTTAAATCCGAGTTGCTCTGACGGGATTATGGCGATCACGCATCCGCATTCGGGAATATCGACAGATAGATATTTTAGTGGATTGCCAGATTTGTCGCTCAAATAAGGATTCGCGCATTCTTTCCCGTATTTGGACTGCATATCTGCTATGAATTCAATCGCGAGCAAGTCGCTGTTCCGGTCTGACACCATTAAATCCATGACATTGCAATCTACGCCAGATGCCTCCCGGTTTCGATATGTGCTATAAACAAACTCCTTCAGTATTTCAATCGAAAGTGGTTTAGAGCCAAAGTCTATTACGCAATTATTGTCCGCTAGTGTATCATACATCAACCCCTTCCTATTACGGGCGAAATCAATATCCTCTGTATATCCTATTGTACTCATGACGTTATTTCATCCTCCACGACCTCTCAAGCATAGCGAAAGAAGCGCGAGAAAAGAATAGGACCATGCGGGGGGAGTGCAGTGCATTTCCAACCACTGTCATGTAGCTGAAAAACGCAGCGATGTTGCTGTATATTTTTCTCATAAAATATTACGCAGCCATCGGAGGCGCGAGGACTTGAGCGGGCGACGGAGGGCCGGGCGGTTGCGCGCCTTGTGCGGGCATTGCTCCCTGCGACTTGGCCATCTCCATGATGATCTGCTCCAGTCGGGCTATGCGGGCATCGGTGCCTTCGGAGCTGCCTTGCTGCGGTGCGCCCTGCGGGGGGACTTCTCCACCTTCTGGCGCAATAGCATCGTCCTCGCCTTCCGCCATCTGAAGCTGGAAGTTGAGCGGTGCTCCCGACATGCGGATGACCGTATTGACCATATCGTAAATGTCCTTCTTGCCCATGGATTGAGCCACGGCAGGAATCTGGAGGAGGGACGCAAGCAACTGCTGAACGACCTGCGCGCCCTGCGTATTCTGCGGACGCTCCGCGCCGTCGCGGCTATTGAAATAGTAATCGTATCGAAGGTTGCGCAGACTGCCCATGATGCGCGTCTTGACCGCGATCAACTGGTTATCCTGCTCCTTGCTCTCCATGTCCGGCACCGTAAATCCAGCCTTCTTAATTGTCGCCAGCGTGTACCGCCCTTCGATTGGCACGGTCACAACTTCCGCCGCGCAACAAATCAGCGACTCATAAATCAGCTCCTTCATCGCAGCTACCTGTTCACGCGGCCCCTCGTTGTTGAAAGCGGTGACAGCGTTTACCGAGTTTGCAATCTCCTGCACTTCACGCGCCGCCACTTCACGCGGGTTAGGCTGGCCGAGTTCATTAGGAGAAAGAATCAGCAGTCGGTCGGCGAGATTTAGAAGTTGGCCAAGAGCCGCTAATCCAGACTGCACCACATTCTGCACATTCGCCTGAATGACAGTAAACGCCTGCTTTGGGTCTTGGATACCAAGCTCACTCAGCTTCTTCGCTGAGTACTTCAGGACCTTCGCATCCACCCACCAGCTTGCATTGGCGGCGTTCTTATCCAGTTCCTTCACCACTTCAGGATCAAGCGAGTCAGTATCTAGCAGCCAAAGCTGAACAAGGCTGGTCCGAATCTGCTGGAGCATGTGGCTGAGGATATTCGACGCCTGATCCTGGTAGCCGAGTAGTGCCATGCCCATGGATTGGTTGGCAACCTTGCTGTCATTCCAGTTGATAGCGCCATAGGCGGCAGGGAGTGATGGCAGATATTCAGCTGCAATAATCGTTCCATCACCAGCCACCGCAAACTTGAGCCAAACATCCGCATCGTAATCGCCAAGGCCGCAGACCTTCGGGTTCACCTTCTTGAAATAGTTTACGGCCAACACGCCTTTGTCCCTCCACTTGGTCGCATAGACACCGATCTGCGTTACACGGTCATTTACCAATGTCGGGTTTGTCCCGTTTACGTCCGGCCACGAGAGAACACATGGATCGAAGTAGTAGCCGAAAAACTCCGGGTACATGGCCGTGATCTGTGTCCATCCTTCGGAGAACCAGATTTCATCCAGATTAAAGAACTTGTCGGGATGATCGTGAAAATTGCTGTAGCGCGTGATGTCCCAGTAGAATATCCAGTTTGGCCCGTTGTCGGTGTTTATGTTCGCGAGTGGCGCGCTCATGTCGTAGGCCACGCGGTTCGGATGCGGATTCACGAAGTCAACGCCCTCGCGGGTGATATAGCTCTCCACCTCATCACTCGGCTCGCCCGTATTCGTCGGCTTGAAGCGCCATGAAATCTGCCGATCCCATGAGCTGCGCGGGAAAGCAATCGACTGCCCGTACATCAACATGTCTCGCCGGCACTGCGTCCCGAAATGGCGGTAATTATAGGCGTCTGACATGATGTCCACGCGCTGAGTCAACGCATCGGCGCGCAACATCGCGACCGCCTCTGTTCCGCGTGGGTCATACTTGAACAGCGGCCATTGGTTTGCCCATAGCGCGTCCATCGCGGCCAAACGGCGGGTCATGTAGGAACGCACCAAGTCAATTTTAACATCGCAAATGCGCGCTTGATTTGGCGCAAGCATAGCGCCTGACGTTGGGTCTTTCTTGAGAAACGTGGCGGCGGTTGTTTCGCCAAGCTCATCCCGCAGCACATCCCATAGACGAGGCACGTCAATCTTGCCCATCGCCCAAAGCATGAGCGGCACCGTCTCGCGTGAGATGGGCGCTGAATCCCATGCCATATCAACTGCCTGACACGGACGGGAATTGCGCGCATTATTGGCCACGCCCTCCAGCATGTTGCTGCGAATCTCTTCCTCAAACTTGCGACGGATTTTGTAATTCTTTTCGCGCCGGCACTCGCACGCCTTCTGCTCCTCGGTCGCGTCATCCTTCAACGGCTCTCCCGGTCCCTTTGTCGTGAAGATTTCACGCAAGCTTTCTGGAGTGCATTTGAATTTAGCGAGTACCTTGGGGTCGTTCATGTTATTTCAATCCACCCTTGGAAATATGCTGGCTATCACGTCGTCTGCTTTGCCCAGCATGAAGTGCGTTTCGATGATCGTTAAAAGTAGCGCCACTGATTCGGCATGTCCACGAGCCAAGGGTAAGATATATCGTTCCTCGTACTTTGGGATGTACTTGTGCGGCAGGCGCACGAGCGACGCCAGCTCGTACTCCGTCATTTTTAGAAACACGCACAGCCGGATGTACCGCTCCCAGTTCCACCGCTCGACCAGCATCAAGTTTAGATAGTGAACGTCGATTGCGAGAGACGACGGCGTTTGCCCGTCGCTTCCTTCGTTTACCAGAGTCGGAACGAACCCTTTCGTTAGCGTTATCACACTTCATCCATGCCTCCGGGTGATGCCAGTTCAGCGGCCTCGTCAGCCTCGCCTTCGGTTGAGCCGTTAGACTCCTCTTCTTCGCCCTCTTCTTTTTTGACGTAGTCCTCCTTGTCAGGAAGCTCGGCTTTGTTGTCGGTCACTTCCTCGATGCGAAACGTCAGCGTCTGGTCATCGTTCGCTTTGATTGTTCCGCAAGCGTACAGCTTGTCTCCGGGTTGTTTGTCGGCGACCAGCGCCGCAACGTCTTTGTTGTTCTCAAGTGGGATAATTACTACAGTGCTCATGTATTAGGGTGGTTGCGGGGCCGAGTGTTGTGTGGCAATAAGTGGGTGTTTATGCAAGTGCATTATGTCTATAGTTTGGGCGAAGACTTGTGCCATGCGCCTCGAAAGCCGCACCTGAAAGGATTGCCGCGAGTTGTGGTGCACCAAAGAAAACTCTTATCACACCAATCCTTAGTGACGTTTTCTCGTCTTTTGAAGTGCTGGCACGACTCGCAATTTTTAAAGTTAGCGAAGTCGCCTAGCAAGTATCTGTCATGTCGTTCAGCAATTGGCCTTCCAACCAAGGGAAGCAGTCGAACGAGTCGCCACAGCCAACGAGGCCACCGATCCCTTTTTGTAGATATGTATTTCATAGAAGTGTTTTATATATTTGGCGTGACTCACATAGGCTTCTCTCGTTCACGACATGCTGACCAAGGACTGCCCCATGCTGCGTCCGGCCTGAAGCGCGGTTGGGCTGATACTGGCGGTTATCATCGGGTAGGTTGTGGCGTCGAAAGTATGGAGGTGGTCACTGCGCTTTGGGCTGAGGGCCAACTTAGGATCAAATGAGGTTCCCGGTTTTTGCTTCTGCGCCTCCAACTGAAGCAGCATCCCCTGCACCCTTGAGCAGCGGGAACTGACCACAAACTCATCGCTGGCGAGCAGCCGTTGCAGCATTTGCACACGGATCATGACGGAATCGTTGAACTTGGGCGCGGGCTTGATCTTGCCCAGCGGTTCCAGTCCGTACTTCTCCCGGCAAGCGTCATAGATTCGCTCGATCTCCAGCACGTCGTAACTGCCGCTCGCCGCCCGGTATTGGTTGAACGCACTGTTGTCTGAAATCCAGATTTGCGGCAACTCCTTGGCTGAAGCGCCTATCGTGTCGCGCCAGAACTTAACGCGGCGGGCGACCATGGGGATGAAGTCTTCGTAGGCGATGCGCTTTCGCAGCGTCACCAACTCGTCAAACACCACCCACTTCATATGCCCATCTATCGGCACCCACTGCATGAAGATAAAGGCGTTGTTCATGCTGCCAGGATCAAGGCCGATAATCATCGAATGTCCTTTGGTCGGCTGAAGCCAGCTTCGGCGGTCGGGATTTCCGTCTGTGTCGAGCGGACGCACATGCAGGTTCTGGTTGTATATCTCGCGAAACAAGCTCTCGCCCGATGGCCGATCAATCCATTCACCACCAATCAACCGGGCGGACTCGATTGGGTCGTGTTTGTAGGTGGATTTAAGATTATCTATGTACCCAGGCGGAAGGTTGTGCTCGTTGTCCGAGAGCGGAACATAAATCGTGGTATAGTTATCATCCCACTCGCCTTTCTCCTCATCGAACGGAGCGACAAAGAAAAGATTATGTACCCAATGAGACGGACCAGCAGGATTGCACGCCGCCATAAACTGCTGCACGCCTTCAACGAATGGCCGGCGTCCAAGTTGTGCGGACGCCGCTTTAAAATATTCATCTGTCGCGCAAAGCGTGATCTCGTCCACAAAAACCATACTTGGCTCGCGACCCGGAAACCGATCACGAAGTTGATCGGGATGCGGTGCGGATATACCCTTAATCTGCGACCATTCATTGTGCTGATTCTGCACCCAAATCACTTCGTTGTGCTGCTTGTCGTTGGCTCGCTTCCAATGGAGGCCAAGCCCCTTTTCCCATTCTGGCAATATCTCCGTTACGAGCTTATGCCACGCGCCGCCATCTTCGGACATCGACTTGACGGTAGTGAGAACAAACGCGAGCGCATTTCTATTTTCGTAGCAGTGGCGCACGACACGGTGGCAGCAGGCAATCGTTTTTCCGCTGGCTTTTTCGGCGTGAACCAAAACATTCCTTACTTCGCACTCAAATACTTTGTTCTGGATTGGGTTTAGCTTCGGTCGCCATGCTTTATTCTTCACGGCTTTCGGCCTGGCCGGTGGGCGCAGCATTTCACCCAACTCCTCAAATACGTCTGTGTCGATGGCTGGCATTATTTTACGTCCCTCACCTTCTTCATCGGCCCCCATCCGGCAGTGGCTTTGCCTTCAGGGCTGTCGCCCTTCCCCTTTGCCGCTGTCATCATTCTCACCATCGCCTCAGTGCCGGTAAGCATCATGCCGTAGCCGCTGCGGGCTTCCTTGACGCATTCGATGTAAACTCTGGAAATGGCAGCGTACTCGATTGGTTCGAGTGCAACCTTCGTCCCGTCCTCCATCTCCTTCCCCTCTAACCGGCTCCTTAAACTATCCGACACCTCCGCCAGCTTCATCAACTGGAGGATGAAATTCTTGTGCGTCATCTCCAAGCTCATTGAGAGCTGCCGACCTGCGTCCTTGGCAAGCCCGTCCATCGCCCTCAGATTATCCAGCGTCTTCACTGACACGCCGGCCTTCTTCAGCGAATCAAGATACATCTCCCGATCCATCGCCTCGATCTGCTTTATTACTTCAATCGAAACTTCGGGCGGAATATCCTGCGCATTTCTGTCCATCACATCGGTACGACTTGGCGCGCTGTCAGGGTGGGCGATGAATTCTTTTTCGGTTCGTCTGTAGTCGGCTCTGAGTTCTGGGTCAGCGTCGATCCGCTCGACAACGGAACTAGGATGGCGTCCGATTGCTCTTGCGATAATTGAGGCGTTTCCGCCAGCGGCCTTGTACGCCGCACGAAAAGCTGCCTTAGAGATTTTTCCGCTGCTTTTTCTATGTCCAGTTCCGCTATGCCGAGAATCTTTTGGATTTTCCTGATCGACCTCGATGCTTGGCGTGCCGCTATGTTTATCATCTGGTGGTACATCTTCCGGTACGCCAGATTCGCCTCCGCTACCATCACTCTCCGGTGCGTCACCAGTCTCTGGTAATGGAGAAACGCTTCCTTCGCCACCATCCTCGCCTCCTTGATCTCCGCTTCCTCCGCATCGCAAATCTTGATCTGGGCCGTCGCCGCTGCTTTGAGTTTCTGATACCATGTGTCGTTTTCGGCGAAGCCTTTCAGCTCCTCGCGTGTGTAATCGAAGTTGCGCCCTTTGGCGATAACCCGTTCTTCAATTTCAAAATTTGAAATACCATCAGAAAAAGCGGGAGAAATTCTGTCTCCCACTTCGGTGATCTCCTCAGATAGTGGAAAGGAACTGTTTTCCTCTTCGTGCATTCTTTTTCGTATTTGTTTACCCGGTCGCGGTGTCCCGAGTTGGTTGGATCGAAGTTACAGGCCGCAAAGAATCGGTGCATTTCATCCATCGGAATCCCGTCCCACGAGGCCTGGATTGAAATCGCTCGAATCCGATTGATCGGGATGCCTGACCGAATGGCTAGTGTCGCATCGGTGATGGCCATCTCTTTTCGCCCGCCGCCCTTCTCCTTGGCGAGAAGTCGGCAATACGGTGGTGGATAGGCGGCTATGTATTCCCATGCGGTGCGTAATGGTAGGCGTCCCATATTATGTCTATAGTTCGATTTCGACTTTGCGCCGGTAATATAGCAACAATAAACTTGATTTGTGTAAAATGTGCGATACTTAGGGATACATGAATACACCAACACAAAGGCGATACGCCTTCAAACCTTTTTCTATTTCTCCGCTTCGGCGAACGATTTTATGGTTTTTGAATGTCTATTACGCTATTCAGTTCTGCCCGCCTAAGAATAAAAATGTGCGTGTTTTTCTCAACCCAGATGACCCCGGCTATGATGATGCGCCTTTCATTGAAATAACGAGGGAAACTAAAATAGGCGGCAAGGTATATGAGGAAATGATAAAAAGGATTGTATCATGAAGAAACGCCACAAAGGGCGGCAGTCTGTTCTGCTCGACGCGAAGGCCACGCCAGTTGTGCGCCGTTTCGCCAAGGCCGATAACCGCTCCCTTAATTACACCGCCAGCCGCATCATCACCGAATATGGACTCCGAAACCCCGGTTAAAGAAAAACGCAAACGCGCCACCAAATCCCCCGAGTTCCTAGCCATGCGCGCCAAGGCACAGGGCTTTCAATACCACCTACGCGAGCAGGATAAAACTGAGAATCCGCACCTCTACGTCAAGGAGCCGAAAGTTCGCGGCCATAATCTCAAGCGGGATAAATCAGGCAACTGGCGGGTGGGCGTCACCAATTCAGAGACGAAAAAGAAAGAGTGGCTGACTACCGAGACTGACGAAATCAAGGAAGCCCTTCAAGTCGTCGATGACATCGGAGTGAAGTCACTCTCGGACATGGCTCGCGACGGCACCGATAAATATCCTGTCGTCATGTCGGGCGAGAACATGCTATTCAAGCACGCGCTACCACAGTGGCGCGATGAACTCAAAGCCCGCTGCTCAAAGCAAACCGTCAAACTGTATATGTCGGCGGTCAATCAATTCATGACCCGCTGCAAGCTGGAGAACACGCGGCTTTCGCTGGTCAAGCGTCTCACGCTCCATGAATTTCTGAACACGGGGCATCTGAAGGAAAATACCCTCAAGCTTTGGCGTATCGCCATCCGGCAGTTTTTCACCTACGCGGTGGCTATTGGCGCGTGCAAGATCAACATCGCCGCCGATCTCAGAATAAACAAATCACGGCTCACGAACCGGCAACGCGAGGTCACGCCGGAAAGACCGTTCACTGAAGCCGAGTACCGACTTGTCATGGCGAGCCCACTAGTGCCTCCATACTGGCGCTACGCCACCGCGATTAGCTACTGGCTCGGACTCAGGCCGGTGGATATTACACGCTTTGAGTGGTCATCTATTGGCGAGGATTACGTAAAGCTGTATCCGCAAAAAACGGGCCGCGAACTAATTATTCCGTTGAGCGATCCCTTGCTTGGGAGCGGAGAACTTAAAGAGATTTTTGCTGAAATGAAAGCCAAGCTCTATACCGGTAGTATCTATTGCTTCCCGTATGCGCAGAAAAAATACCCTGGGCATCCGTTCAAGTATTTCGTACCCTACCACAAAGTCCTTGAGCGTTGCGGGGTCGATAACACGAAGAACTTCTACGGCTGGCGACACACGTTTCGCCTGCGCCTGACAGCATCAGGCAAGTCGATTGAGGAAATATCCCGGTTGATGGGCCATAGCGATACGAGTATAACAATGGGCTACGGGCGTCAAATGAGCACGCCATCACCGTATATCATGGGGGTGCCCCCATCGCTCCAGAGCAACCCAACACCACCACTAACATGAACTGGACAAAAACAAAACCAACTGAAGGTGGCTTTTACTGGTTTCGTGAAAACGAACTGGGCCTGCCTGTAATTATCGAAATCTACGAAGACAGGATATGGAAAATAGCGCTAGGATCTTCTGCCTTTAACGTGAACGGCGAGTTTTGGCCGGAGAAATTGGTTCCGCCTACTGCGCAAACATCCCAGAATAACCAAACACCATGCACACAATAATTGAAGTCACGCCCCAATAACAAACAAAACTTAACCCAATAAAACAATGGCAACTGCCAATTTTGATTCAAAAACGATCATGCCCTATGCTGAGATTTCGCTAGCTGAAATCGAGAAAGCCATAAACCTTTTCCCTCCTGTTAAAGAGTTGCAAAATAATGAAGTAGCTTTGCATACACGGCAATGCCTGAAAATGAATGCTGTGTTTCTTAGAGACCTACTGGATATGTGTCGCAGGTGCCCTAGTTCCATATCCCTAGATGAACACGAACTGAGTGTTGTTTACGGAGCGACCACGCCTACTGCGCAAACATCCCAGAATAACCCAACAGCACCACTAACATGAACTGGACAAAAACAATCCCAACCGAAAACGGCTTTTACTGGTATCGCGAGCCCGGCGTTGAGCCCGAAATCGCAGAAATTGATAACGACACGCCCACAACAATATGGCTGTGCGGCACCGACTGCTGCTTGTCCACTTTCGGTGTTCGCAATATAAATGGCGAGTTTTGGCCGGAACGATTGATCCCGCCTACTGCGCAAACATCCCAGCCGCCTGCCGTCTCATCCGTTCCACCTGCAACATTGGATTCGCCTGCTGCCTGAGCGTGTTGAGTCGGCGCGCATAAAGCTGGTCGGTCTTCGATGGCGCAATCAAGGCCGTGTACGACTGAAATTGTCGCATCGCATCACTCACATCCTTGCGCCCGTCCTCATCCATTGCGCCCAGTAGTTGCGCAATCTGATCCGGCGTTGGGGTTGAAGCTAGTCCTGAGAACGGATTGCGCGCCTTCCACGATGCCAACACGCGCTGCATCGCCTCCTGCTCGCGACGCTCCACCGGAATGCTCTCGTTCTTAGACACAATCTCACGCGCTGCCGCCAGTGCCTTCTGGTAAGCCTGACCAAACCCCATGCGGTCATTAGCCATCGCAGCTAACTGCATCTCCCGCGTCCACACGCTCATCGGCGACGGGTTACTGAAGCCTGATGCCTTCTTTGTCTCGATGCCTACTTCTTTCGCCGCCGTGTTAATCCAGCGGGCTGCGTTGATTCGCATCGTCAGCCGGGCCTCTTGATTGTCGAGACCAACCATGTTGTTCACGATACCGAGACTGTTAAGCATCCCGTTTCCGCCAATGCTTGCCACCATCGGGCGATAGACGCTGCCCCATGTAGCTGTGCCGCCTTGGCTGACCATGTTACTGATCGCCTGAGTCAGATTCAAAAACTGTGACATCACCATCACGCGCTGGTCGAGCGAGAATGCACGCTGGCCTGAACCGGGATCGAATGGGGTCACGAGTGCGCCGAGCATGTCAGCGCCAAGGCCATAAACGTTGCCAGACCGGATCATGCGTTGACCGATTGCAATAGCCTCCTGCGGAATGCCGCGATTGGTTGTCGCCAAAGCCAGTGGCAGGCCGATGAACGGAATTGCGCCAACGCCCTGCGCTTCTGGCATCGCGTTTTTCTTTCCCAAAATCTTCTCATCGTATTCGTCGATAAGAAATGTGAACGCTAGGCCAAGCGGCAGATTCCACGCCGCCAGCCGCCCGATGCCCTTCATCATGGACTTGAAATCAGCCTTACCGTTCGCATCCGCCAGCCCTTCGTGGGCCGCGTGCATCATCCAGAGTGGCCAGCGCAAGAGCGGCATAGCTACTTTGAGCGCGGGATTATTCGCCAATCCAGCTGGAGCGGTGTTGATCGACGAAGCGCCATCCAGTTCCTGCCCGTTCATTTGCGCCAGTTGCTCAACCATCTCCTTAGTAATAACCCGGTCACCCGTCTTCATTCGCTCCATGGACTCGCGCACGATATTCTCAATCGGCCCCATGTTGTACTCGACCGTTTTATTACGAAACCAGTCATAGACGCCGCGATCCATCCGCATTTTCAGCTTGTCAGCGTCGAAGCGGAATGCGGGATTGTTCAGGTCTTCGGGGTGCGCGGCGAAATGCTTGATGCCAGCATTGATGATACCTTCCAACAGGTACGTTTGCCCACGGAGATTGGCGATAGCGCCTTCGGTAGCGAATCGTTGCATTATGCCAGCGCCGGGAATTGACAACAGGCCAGGACCAACGCCCTTTTTCTGGATAGCCTTCAAAACGCGCAACGGATGCACCAAGAATCGCTGGGCCAGTCCATCCTGAAACGAGCCCTCCTTGCCCATGTCGGACATCACCACGCCCCACGGCAGGCGACGGAACGCCTTGCCCTCGACTTCGCCGGCCTCCTTTGCATAGTCGCTCATGCGGATAATATCTATGCCGAAATCATGAAGCATTCCGCCGAATGAATTCTTAGCCAGTTCTCCGTAGCTCAAAGCCGTCGCTTTTATGACTTTGAAACCAAGCGAGTGCATGGCAAATGCTCTCGCGCCAAGAGATAGGAAATTAAGCCCTGCCGTTTTTGGCTGATCGACCGCTTGACCAACCACGAATCCAAGCAGCTCTAGTCCCGCCCGCGCATCATGCAGCGGCCCATAGGTGTTGTTGATGCCGAACGCCGACTCAATCTCGCCGCGCAATTCCTCCACGTCCTGCCAGTGCTTCACACCGTTCTTTAGGTCGTTGTAATTCCAGCCGCGCTCCTTCGCCTCACGCTCGCGACCATCAACCGTGGACGACTGGAGCGAGTCGAAATTCGCTTTCTTGAGTTTCAGCGTGTTCGCCAGTTCGCCCAGATTGGCCGTCAATGCCTGCCCGTTGCGGCCAAACGCCCCGTGAAACGCTATCTGCCCAAGCAGTTGTTGAACCGAGGTCGGATCATAACTAGCAAAATTGACGTGCTCAGGCGGGAGCGTATCGTTCATGCGCGCATCCATCATGACGTGCAACTTGGCCCCGCTGTTATTGAACAGGTCGGGCGTCTTCTGTGACTCAAACGCCATGCGGGCCTCCCATGCGTACAGGCTCTCGATTTGCTCCAACATCTCAGCGCGGAATGTGGCGGAATTGCTGACTCCCTGTGCTGGCTTCATGTCGATACTCATGCCCAGTTCGTCGATCCAGTTCAGTACGTCGCCGCCTGACTTCGCCCATGCGTTTTGAAGCGCAATTTGCGGGATGTTATTACCGTCGTGCGTGAACACCGCTTTGCCCGCTTTGTTGATGAACGGAAGCAGCCAGTCATTTACTATACGCGGAGTGAAAAATGGCTTTAACGCTCCACGAACAACCTCCGTGTTTTCTAACTGCGCAAAATACTCGGCTCTCGCATCGGCGTTACTCTCATCCGCTTTGAGCGCGGGCGGAATCATGCCACGGAACGTCGTTGAGTGTGTGGCCCGGCGCTTCTTGCCTTCGCCGTCATATTCCATCTTCCACCCAGCTTTGCCCATTTCGTTTATGAGCGTCACCACCACGCCGTCATTCATCCCGCGCATACCCGTGATCCATCCTTGGGCCAGCGCACGGCGAAGCTCGCCCTGAATCTTGGGATCAGAAACCATCACGCCGTACTGCTCGGCAGTCCGAAGCATCTCTTCGTTGATGGCCTTGGTCTCGATCAGGAATTTTTCAAACTTCTCGTTGAAATCAGCAGCCGGTTCCTTCGCCAGTCGGTTGCGCGCTTCCTTGGTTGCCTCGCGGATGGCTTGATACTGGTCGAGCCCTGGGTTCACGCCCAAGTAATACATCACCGGATTATACACCTGCGCCTTAAACTGGCCGATGTCCTTTATCCCGGCAGATTTCATCGCCCGATTCATCGCGTGCTGCCAGCGGTGGGAACCCGGAATCAACGCCTTCTCACCGCTTCGGTTGATGAATACATACTGATTAAACGCCTGCACTATGCGCGATCCTGAACCACCCGCCTGCTTGGCTATGGCCTGCAATGGGCGAACAAAAGAATCAATAAAGCCCATGATCTTGCCAAAGTTTGCCGCCTGATAGCTGCGACCAATATCCAGTATTTTCAGCTTATCAGTCTGGTGCTTGATCTGGTTATACTCCTTCTGGCCTTCGCGCTCTTTGTTCGCCTTCAGCCATTGAGTGTTTTTCTTCAAATCATTGTAAATGCCTTCAGAGTCAGCGAACGAACCGTCCGAATTTTCAACAAGCTTCCTCACAGCCTTCGCGTAAGAGCCGTCGTCCCGCTTTCGCATGACAATGAACTCCGCGCCGTTGATCGGTTGCCAGTCCGTGAAGATACCGCCAATCGCCTGTTCAGCTTCAGCAACTCGTGCCGCCACTTCAGGCTTCGCCTCAGTCAAAAGCTTGATCCGCTTCTCAGCTTCGGCCATCCGGTCGGAGGCGAGGCGTAGAGCACGGCGTTCCAGCAGGTATTCATGCTTGATTCGCTGGCGAAGCCCCTTGGCTAAAGCCCGGTCATCGACGGTCTTGATCATCTCGCGCAGTTGGGCCTCGGTCGCGTTGCGAATCGCCTCCAAATCTTTGCGAATCTCCAAAAACGCGGAGCCTTCCGCCTTGCGCAGTTGAACTTGGTCGAACTGCCGTGAACTGTCGCTTGCCAGTGTCGCCAGCGTCAATGCGAGCGGTTTATTGCGACTCAGTTCCTTCAGCGCGGGCGATTGGTCGGCATTGTCGCGAACGGCCTTCAGAACCGCATCGGGGCTCATCGTGCTGAGCGGCAAATCAAGAGCCGCAATCGCATCGACGTACTTAAATAGTTCAATGTCGCCATTCAGCAGGCTATTAAACACCTGTTCGTAGAATTTGGGCATCGGGTCGTACTCGCCAAGCCCTTCCTCGGTGCGCATCATGCCGCCGAGCCCCTTCGCCGTCCTGATTCCGTCTTTGTACGACTTCAGCAGGTCGGTCAGCATCTCCTTCGCTTTGTCCTTGAGCACACCTTCGTGAATTTCAGCGTTTCTCACGTCCGGCTCCAGCCGGTTCAACTCGCCCGCGTGCTTGGTGTATTTCTCTTCCGCATCAGCAACCGTCTCCTGCGTTTTGGCGATGGAATCGAGATGCTTTGCCTGCATCCCGCGCACAAACTGAAGCACCTGATAAGATGCCTGTTTGTTCATTATGTCCGTCATGCGCTCACCGCCAATCTTGGCGGATGATACGCCCGGGGATTGCGTTTCAAGCGCAGCCAACAGTTCCTGTGGGCTCTCCTGACCGTAACCAGTGATCGCGTAGAACTCAGCCGGGTTCATCTTCGGAGCGACCTTCAGCCGCATCTCTTCCATCCACCTTACCTGCTCATTATACGCCGCTGCCGCCGTGCGGGCATACGCTTCTTCAGCAGGAATACCCAAACTCTCGCCGGCATTCGGCTGAGTGGTCGAGAATTTCATGTTCCACGCCAAAGCATCACTACTGATCGGTTCAGCCATCGGCTGGCGCAGCGATTCCGTCACTGGATCATAAAAATCAACCAGGCCGTCTGGCGTTCCGGTCAAGCCCGTGAGCTTCTTGGCAATCGTCTCATTGCTCTGGGGCATCAGTCGATCGAGCAAACTCTCAAGGCTGTAACTGTAGTCGCCGCCAAGCTCGCGCCGTAGCTGATTCTCGAACCACGCAATCGCCAGCTCAGGATTTGGCTCCGCACCAAATGCCCGTTGCGCAGCCATCGCCACGCGGTAGTAAATTTCCTTTATCCAACGCACGATTGCGTCAGCGAGCGACTTCGATTCCGGCACGCCCTCTGCGGCGAACTTCTGCGCCATACTTTCCGCCAAAAGTTCGCTCGGATTTGGCACATGAGCGACCGTGGCTCCGGTGTTTTGAGCCGCCGCTTGCATCCGGCTATGCATGTCGGCAAACGTCGCCTCAACCGCACGCATCACGGCTCCCTGTTGCGCAGGAGTTAGCCGCATAGTCAACGATTCTGCCGCTTCATGTATCAAAGTGACTAGCTCATGCACATTCGCGCTCATCACGTCCTTCATCGCCACGGCGATGTGATAGGGCGAGTACGTCACGCCTTGCATCTGCCCGATTTCAGACAGCCGTTGCTTGCGAAATTCAAGTTGGCGTGTGATTTCGTCGCGCTGCGGAGCCGTCGTCGCCTGCGCCAGTCTCTGTTCAAGAGCTGCGATCTGTTGGCGCAGCATATCTCCGGTCTGTTGAGCCAATAATTCTTGGCTCATAGTCTGCACGTTCGCGCCGTTCGATACCAGCCGGCCCATTACGGCCTGAAATTCTTTCGTGCGGCTGGCCTGTACGGCGGGATTAGCCGGCTCAGTCGAAAACCGCATGGCTGGCGCGTCGAATTCGCTGTCAGTCGCCGGTACGTTCACGACATCCCCGCCGTCACCGCCGCTATTCACGATCTCTTTGATGCGCGCCTTTACTTCGCGCCCGCGTTGACGCGCCTGCTGCTCGGTCATTCCTGTTTGACTGGTTACGGCCTTGAGATACGCGCCATCAGACGCGCTCGGATTCGGCTGCGCCAAGATGTACGTCGCCTTATCTAAGTCGGATTCGAAGTTGAGTTGGAAGGCGGAGAATCGGGGTTTGGCTCCGGCGAGGGCGCGGGGGAGTGCGAAAACAGAAGTAATTTTCTGGCCAAGTGCACTTGCCACCTGACCTCCTCCTCTCTCGACCACGCCAAGTACGCCTGCCACCGAGCTTCCGCCTCTATCGGCCATGGCTGGCGAGGCCGATGATCCACCACGAATGGAGGCATCAGCGGAGACAGTGGCGGCTGTTCCTTGAGGCAGAGCAAATTCTTGATTAGATGGCGAAACATTGGCGGGGATTGGTTGAGATTGAGAAAGTGGTGCGGTTGATGCGTTTTCGGGAATCGTCCCCACGCCCAGTTTTCTTGCCGCATCGAACATGCGCTTCTTAAGTTCTGGCGCTATCGTTTGATCCGCGATCACGCCCTCAACGAAAGTCTTATTCCCGAAGTCTTGTGGAATAAACGGCCATTGGGGGTCCCATCCAGCAGCGGTCTGTGTCTCGTTAATGAGCTTCGATAGCTCTTCCCGTGGACTTAATCCCACAGGCGCAGCAGTCGGCGCAGTTTCAACGCCGGAACCAATGTTGGGCGCGCTACCGGCTACGCTGGCCAACTGCTGCGGAGGTGGAGATGTCGGCATTAAAGCCGGGACAACTGGGACCGGAGAAGATGGAACGAATGGTGTTGGTGGTGCAACAACAGGCGGCTCAGTCGGAAGCGCGGCCACATCGTATCCGGCTTGCGCCAAAGTCTTGTCCGTTACAGAACTGCCTTTAGGATGGCCGGGAATATCTTCCGTTGTGCGATAAATAGTGAACAACGGCTTACCATCAGCACCTTCCTGTACGCCGACAAATTCTACTGGGGCGATTGATGTAGCAGTTACCGCAGAAACGGGAAGCTGTCCGACATTAGCGCCTTCGCCTGCCACTCCGGGAAGTACAGCGCCAGCAATCTCTGCTTGCTGAGTAGGCGCGGAGGCTCTTGGCGCAGCGGATGCCTGTCCGACCACCGCTTCATTGATCGGAATACTCGGCTCGACAGGAGCTGGCTGGACGATTTGTTCATTGGGGGCGGTTGGTTGAATTACTTCTTCCGTTGGCGTGGCAGTCGGGGCCACCTGCTTCAAAAGCTGATACTCTTGCGGCTCATCGCCCACCATCTCACGCGATTCGAGTTCGGTCACGCGCACAGCCTGCTGCTCGGGCGACATCGCCATCACGCGGCGAACGGGAGAGATAGCCTCTGGCGCGGTCGGCTCAACTACAGGCGAGGCCACAGCCGGCTTTGCAGGCGGAACGACAACTGCCGGAGCCGCGACATCCACTTCCGGCGCACGTCCACCAATCGCAGCCGCAGGAGCCGTCAGCGCGCCGCCAGCCGCGCCTGTAATCGCGGCCTCGCGCACGCGCACCCAGTCCTGATCGTTAAAGTCAGTCGGGTCGGTGCCGTCCTTCAGCTTCTTGGCCACGATGTTCACGCCCTCTTGAAATGCTTCCGTACTGGCCTCAATGCCGGATGTCTTTAGCCCTTCGGTTGCCAGCCTCGCCACAAGATTCTTGCCCTGCTTGCGCGCTTCACTCATCGCCACACCGGGAAACATGCGGGTCAGCAAGTACGCCGGCAAAATCGTATCAGGCACCGCTGCGACCGCACCCAGTCCAAGCGCCAGCCCGCGATCATCCGTCTCGTTGTAGATTTCGCCCGCACTCAGTCCGTAGGAGTTAGCCGTGTTCGCCGCAATACCACCGCGAATCGTTGAGATGCGCTTTGCATTCGATGCCACGGCGTCGATCACCGGCTTAACCCCTGCCTTCACCGCTTCTTCGATTCCTTCTTCGCTGGCCTCGCGCAAAAGCTTTTTCTTCACCATTCCTTCCGCAATTGATTCCGCCTCTTCTTTCGCGCCCTTCTTCAGCATCTCGCGCAACGCGGCCTTGATCGCGCTTTTCTCTAACACTCCAGCCACACCGCCAGCAATCGTGCCGGCACCAGGCGCAGCAGCCGAACCGGCCAATGCACCAACGCCTGCCACGGCAACGCTCTCAGCAATCGAAGGAGCTGCTTCACCAAACTTGGATAGCCCATAGCGCAACGCATCGCGCCCTGAGCGCACGTCATCCATCGTGCCGATAGTCGGAGCCAAATCGGGATCGGACGCCATCAGATCCAGCGCCGCCGCCTTCCGCTTCAGGTAATCAGAGCCCGTAACCAGTGCGCCCGCGCCGAGTGCCGTTGAGCCAAGCCCGATGCCTGCGCGCTTGAATCCGCGTCCGACCTCAGAACTGAGCGGCGGCGCATTGGCCTCGCGAATCGAAGCCCACTCTTCTGCAAAGTCCGGGTGTTCCTCAAATAATTTTGGGTCGTTCTTATTCGCCCAATCCCCCATCTCTTTTGTTATCTGATAATCCGTCAGGTCATCTTTCTGACCAGTATCCTGCAAATATTTCTTATAGTATGCGACGAATGAGTTCACGGGGTTTTAGTTCCCCATTGAGCCGAACAAACCGGGAGATGAAAAGACTGAAGTTAAAGGAGGGTTACGAAGCTGATTTAACTTCGGAAGCGGCCTATTGCCATTTTTAAGCGGCTCTTGGAATTGCAAGAATTGCTCGTAGGTGGGAGGCTTGGGAGGCTTGGGAGCTTGTGGTTGAGCCAGAGGACTTGGCTGAACTACTGGCAATGGCGCGGGATAATTCCTTTCACTATACCCCTGCACCAAAGATTGGATGGCCGCAGCTCGCTCGGCATCGCCCTCGGCAACCCCCCTTCCTCCGCCAACTACAGCATCCCATGTGCGCGACACTGGAGCAACAGCCTGACCAAAGTTATATTTTAGGGAATCGAGCGCATTAGGTGTTTCACGCCCAAGATAATTCACCACCCCCTTTACCCCGCCATAAGAGCGATTAGGATCAGTGGGTGAGCCCGGAGGATTCAGCCTTGCATACTCAGCATCCCGAGCCGATTTCTCGGCAGCAAGTTTTTCAGCCCTCTCCCGTTGAAGTTTCGCCATGGGAGATTCAGGCGGGGTGGCCTGCTCTACCCCAGCATTGGGATCGCGCAACACAGTCTCTGGTACATCGCCGATCACGCCAAACATCTGCGTCAATTGCTGATTCTCGTCCGCGAGACTCCGCAAAAGCATCTTATTGTTATCGAGAGAAATTTTGGCTTCCTGCGTTCGGGTGAACCAATTTTTTTGCGCCTCATCATTCAGGATTTTTAACGCCGCGTTATGCTGGCCTTCAATATCCTCCTTGCTTATTTGTTTCTTTCCTGGGTTTGCAAGTCTCGCCAGCCGCTCCTTTTCCTCCTCTAACTTTTTATCATCTACTTCAGGCCGAGACCGCAAAGTTTGCTCATCATCCGCAATCTGATCCATGATCGACTTCGCCGTTTTCGCATTCTTATCCACGCGAACCTGCGCACGCTTTCGCATCTCTTCCTTGCGAGTGGTTTCGGCCTGCTCACGACCAGCCAACTCCTTCAGGGCCACATTCTCAACCTCAAGGTTACCAATGTCCGTCGCTGCAATCAGGCCCAGCTTCATCGCCCGCTGCAAAGCCTCGAATCGGCTGTTGAATTGAGCGACTTTTGTAGCATCAGCCATTCGGTCGGTACGCGCTCGCTGCCCTTGCGCCTCTCCGTACTGGCGCTGATCGGCCAAATCAGCCAAAGCCTGCGCCCGCGCCTCATCTTCCCGTTGCTTGCGCACCTTCATGTTCGCATAATCGCCAGATGCACGTAGCAACTGGTCTCCTAGCTGGGTGAGTCCGGTTTGGGCTGGCATGTTAGGCAGCGATTATTTTATTCCACTTGGAGCGGTTTTCTTGTTTAAGCAAAGGCTGTAGATTCGTGTAATGAAAGCAACTCTTTTGCTGCTCAGGGTTAGTCATGTCGAATTTGGAGCATGGAATGATGTGGTCGATCTCGAACACCGGACCCCAATCTGCCCATGTCCATCCGGGCTTGAATTGCTTCTCTAAGTGCGTCTTCAGCTCCTCGGGAGTACAACCCAGAAGCTCGATTGTTCGGCCTGCTTTGGCGGTGCCTTTAACCACGTAATATAAGCGATTCCTTGCGGCGGCGAGAAGCCTGAAAGAAACGTCTGTCCTGAGTTTTTTATTTATGTAATTCAGGCTCGATTGCATGAACGCTGACCACGCCACGGGATTCGCTTTTAGTTTCTCATACCTAGTCCTTCTCTGGGCCTTAATTAATTCTTTATTACTATCCCTGTACGCCCTTCTATCTTCAATGATCTTTACGCGCTGTTTCGCATATTTTATTCTTCCCTTTTCAGAATCACATTTTTTGCAATACCCATGGCATCCAGATTTCATCGTTTTGCACTTGCTGAACATTTCTGGCGGCAAGATTAGATGGCATGACTGGCATTCAGATTTAGTTCTTCCTGATTCATTTTTATTCAATAAAAGCTTTGATTTATTATATAAATCCAAAGCTGAATTAAATGCCTCAGTTTTTTCCGCTTTCTTCTTCTCTGTATTTATTAAAGACAATGGAAGTCGTTTCGCCCTTCTTTGGGAATTATATTTGTCCCGATTATTTACCCAAACATTGGCGCTATTTTTTCTAGTACAAGACTTGCATTCATTGCGATAGCCTTCTGGCGACGAAGCTCTTTTAACAAAATCTTCCACGGGCAATACTCGCAGGCATTTTATGCAGGATTTTGATATCACGGACAATTACTAGGTTAATCCGGCTTTAAATAAATCAGTCTGCCCTCCCCCGAACAAAGAAGTTGCCGTAGATTTTTTTGGCTGCCACCAGTTCGCGGAATTGCCTATATTTAAGCCCGCGCCAAGCAACCCAGCACCGAGCCCCGCAATATCGTTCCCCGTATTTGCCGCCGTAGTCGGAATGTATCCCGTAGTCGGCGCAGCCTGCCCATTACCAGACCACCAATTCAACGTGGATAACGCTCTGTTAAGCCCAGTCGATCCGTAATTATCCAACCCAGTAAGCGTGTTTGTGAGCTGGCTGGATAATCCTGGACGTGAAAGGATTGCACCTTGGCCGCGAGTATAGGCGTTATCAAAATAGCCCTGCTTGGCTGTCGTGCCAGTGTCCCGAGCCGTCTGTTGCTGCGTTGCCTGAGTATTCGCAATACTGCCCGTGCCTTGCGCCAAAGCATCAAGCAATTCTTTCAGCTTCGTAGAACCGCCTACTTGATCTTGATAGGATTGCGCAGCGCCGGCATTGCCGATATTATACAGCCCAGTACCAGTGTTGTTCTTGATCGTCGCCAAGCCAGCCGCCCCGGTGTCCCCAAGCTGCTGCTGTCCTTGGGCAAGCGTATCAGTCAAAGTCCTTTGGCCCGTCGCGCCTCGGTTGTTTATCGCAAGCCGAGAATCAGCGGCGGTATCGGCAATCCCGCGCCCTTCATTTGCACCGAAAATACCGACGCCCGCCTGCTTGCCTGCCAGAATATCAGCCAGCGAACGACCTTCCGTAGATTCGCGACCTGAAATTGAGAGAAGGTTGTTGGCGTATTCATCGGCCACGTTTCGCCCTTCGGTGGCGGCACGCCCAGATACATTATAGATGTTGCTTGCATTCTGATCCGCCAGAGAGCGCCCTTCAGTCGATGCCCTGCCGGAAATAGTAAGCAGGTTGTTTGCATACTCGTCAGCCACTGAACGACCTTCCGTTGCTTCCCGGCCAGAGACATTGTACTGGTTGCCGGCGTACAGGTCAGCAAGTGACCGACCCTCCGTTGCCTTGCGCCCAGAAATAGACTGAAGGCTATTAGCATACTCATCAGCCAGTGAGCGACCTTCCGTTGCTCCACGGGCTTGAATAGTGCGGATGTCGTTTGCGTTCGACTCCCGCGCTCCACCCATCACCTGAGCCGCATTCTGGCGCGCACCAATCGCAGCCCGCGCTAAATTCGCCTGATCGAAACTTGAACCACCGAGATAACCCTGTTTGGCGCGAGTCGCTGTGAGTTGGTCGTTCGTGTTCTGAAGCCCAAGATTAATTCCTGTGGTCATCGCATTCGCGCTATCGAGCCGCGCCTGATTCATCGGCTCTTGCGCAGCAGTAAGGCCAGCTATCTCCTGTTCTAGTGCCGCCTTTCGGGCTGCATTCTGTGTACCTGCCGCACCCTGTAAGCCAGTAATCTCCTTTTCGAGCGCCGCTACCCGTGCATCGTTTTGGGCTACGCCTGCCGCACGCAAACCGGCGATCTCCTGCTCTAACGCAGACTTCCTCGCTTGATTCTGCGCTCCAGCCGCGCCCTGTAACCCTGAAATCTCTTGGGTAAGAGCAGTCACCCGTGCGTCATTCTGAGCAACGCCTGCCGCACGAAGCGCGTCGATCTCTTGAGATAATGCTGCGATTCGCGCCTGATTCTGCGTCCCAGCCGCACTCCGAAGTCCGGCAATCTCTTGAGTTAGTGCCGCCTTCCTCGCAAGCCCCTCCGCCGTATTTACGCCCTCAAGTGCCGCCAACTGCTGTTGCAGCGCGTTCTGCTTGGCTTGAGTCTGCGTATCCACTCCCGCATTAAGCTGCGCGATTTCAGCTGTCAGGCTCTCGCGCTGAACAGCGATCGCATTCTCAAGATTCTGCCTGTTTGAAGCGATCTGCTCCTCAAGCGCGAGTTTTTGCGTCGCATCCAGCGTCCCGAGATTGGCTGTATAAGTCGCGATCTGTTGCTGGAGTGCCGCCGCCTTTGCAGCTAAATCTCCCGTTAGATTCTGCTGCATCGCCGCGACCGAATCTTGCAGCGCCTTAGCTTGAGCAGCAGCAGAAGTAGCCGCAGAGTCAGATAGCTCACCAGATGTCTTATCCGCCTGACCTAATTCTTCCGCCAGTCGGCGAGCATTCTCTTCCGGGCTAAGGGCATTGCGAGCCGCATCAAAGTCGGTAGTCGCCTGCGTCCCTAGCCGGTCGGCTAATGCGCGGCGCGCTTTATCGCCTTCTGCATCTGCAAGCAATTGCGGCAAGAACTGATTCATCAGATCCTGTTCCAGAGGCAAATCAGTATCAGAAGAATTAAGCACGGCCACTTGGTCTGCCGCCTTAGAGGCCCATTTCGCTAAAGTCGAGGTAGCCTCTGGCTCAGATGTAGACTCTCTTGCCCTCTTCGCCATCTCATTCGCCGCCGCCTCAAGCCCATTCGCGATCGCGTACTGGGCAATATCGGCCTGCCATGATTCAGGCAGTGCCGCGAAATCAGGATCGAGCTTCAATTCGCTCAGCGCGTCATTCACCGTCATCCCATTTGTAAGCACCGGCTCGGATATTTCGCTCGGCCCAGCGTTACCACCATTCAGCTCCGCCAAAATCGGGCCGTCAGTCGCGTCGGGTTGAGCAGACGGATTCTCATTGTACCATTGCTGAACGAATTGCGCCACGAGCCCATCAGCCGGATTGGTCGTCCCGAACTGGCTTTGCGCCAAGCCGCTATTTTCCGCAATCCATCGTTGTTCAGCTTGTGTGGCCATTAGAATATCCCCAGTGGATCATACCATGATCGGTCTTTGCCGCCGATACCAAGCGGATTGCCGATTAAAATATCATTCATATTGCTGCTTCCTTTTTTAGAAGGAGTCACAGCGGCTGCATCTGCATCTGCCGCATTCGTGTTCTGAAAGTTCTGCGGAGTCATCGACAAGCGAGGAGCGACGTTCTTGCGCGCACCAAGCCTAAACCCTTGAGCCACTTGTGGGCTGCGTTTGACGCTAGCCCAGAGAGGCAACTTAGCATTAATCGCTTGAGGATTGGTCGGCAGCTGGCCCGTCTGCGCGCCGGCTGGGTTCACGCCTCGGCTCATCAGGTACGACGCCCATGCAGATTGGTTCTGTTCGCCTTGGAGGGCGGCGTTTTGAGCCTGAGCGGCCTTATTGTCTTTCGATTGCTTATTGGCACCGTACAAAGATGTGCCAGCACTAACGACAGCAGTACCTATGCCCACCCATAACATGCTCATGTTTTCGCCCCTCCTATTTCTTTGAATTTACCGCCTGTGTATGTGAGTTGCATTACGAGTTTATCGGGGTCGATTCCGTTGTCTGGATTTAGGTGCGTAGTTGTCCAAATTACGTCGGTATGCGCGTAGAGGATTCGGCGTGTACCAGCTTCAGTTACACCGATATAGGGTGCTTGTAAAAATTGCCAGCCTATTTTGCTGTCCATCCAGACAGACACAGAGCCCAGTGAAATGATAAATGGATGCTGAAAAAGATGAATTCGTGATGTGAGAAGCGAACCGGCTGGTATGAAGATGCTGCGCGTATAGAGCCCATGCGTAAAAACATGGTCGGTCGGCATCTCTTGTTGAGGGAGTGCGGCTAATTCATCCTCAATCAGATTAATCCTCTGCCAGTCTTCCGATCCTTCTCGATCAAGGATTATATTATGCGCCTCCATGCGCTGCACGAGCGCGGTTACTGGAAGCGGGACTTCGGCTACTTCGATCATTCCAGTATCAGCATTAAGTTTCCGATCACCGAAACAGGGATTTTATTCTGACCTTTGCCTGATCCGATATTGAGTTTGGCGCGTTCGATCTTTTGCAGCCCGTCAACCGATACTTCTTTGGTCAGCAAAACATCAAGTCCAGCCACAAACGCATTCACCTGCTCCGCGTTTTCTTTCGTTACGGTCATGCGATCAGTGATTCCATATTGAACCGCCAGCGTTTTCTTAGCCCGATCAAACACCTCCATTGATCCCGCAATAATAGTGTGATTCAGCGCCAGATTCCATGTCGTATCGGCATCGAATATAAACGGCTCGAATTGATCGGGAGCAGTGCGAAGGCCATCAAGCGATGACAGGCCGGCTGATAGCTTTTGAAGCTGGGAATTGGTGAGGGGTTTGGGCATATATTATGGTGCGGATAAATTACCACTTGCGTCAACCACTACGTTGCGGGTTCCGACGCCAGCCAAAGAAGTGGCGGCAAGGTTTGTGAAGTTGCCCGTGCTGGGGGTGGTTGCGCCAATCGGCGCAGCATTTAGCCCGGTTGCTGTCAGCACCCCTACCTGTGCCCCGTTCTTTATTAAAACAACATCGTGATTACTCTGCGTGCCGATATATGCACCAACTCCGTCATTTAATACGGACACAATAATCGTTCCGTCGGTCGATCTTATCACCCCTGATCCAGAAATCGTACCTGACGCCACAAACGCATCATCCGTCTTCAGCGTGTTCGCGGCGCTGCGGTAGAGGTTGGTGTCGGAGCCAAACTCCAATGTCTCAACGCCTGAAGAGGTTGAAATCCTGAATATATTGGTCGCAGAACCTATCCCGAAAGTAATCGTTGGCGCTGCGGAATATGCCTGAAAAGCCAAAGAATTAATGCTGTATACACCTTGCACCCCACCCGTACTAGAGAATGTTAAGCTGCTGCTTGTGATGCTGGTCAGTGGCGACCCTGAACCAATAGAAATCGAAGACGGATTTAGGACGCCAGATGAGAGAGTGCCAGTAACGACCAAGCCACCATCCGTTTTTAGCGTGCTCGCCGCGCTGCGGTAGAGGTTAGCGACAGTATCGCTACCGAATATGATTCCTGCGCTCCCTGATGACGCGATGACATTAAATCCTGTGGCTGATCCTCCTAATGCACCCGTAGTCTGTAAGGTGGTTGTGGAAAGACCTGTACTCGCTTTCATTACTAAGCCACCAGTGCCAAATGTGTAATCGTATCCGGCTGCTGGATAAGAAAACGCTAAAGAAGTTTTTCCGTAGTTGCTCGCAATGCCACTGCCATCGGATATTACCAAACCACTTCCGTCTAAAATGGAAGTATTCGTGGCTCCAATTTGTGTTATCCGGCCATAGCCAGCAAAGGCAGTATCAATAATCAAAGAAGTAGATGTAAGTGCCGTAGACGAGAGAGTGAAACCGCCGATTGTGCCGCTGGTTGAGAATATTGCACCAGCCTCCGTCAGCCTAAACGGAGCTGTCGCCCTGTTAGCAAACGTGTCTCCAGCCCAGAACCGAACATCGTCTCCGCCTGTAACAGTTGACGCCAGCCCAAATGAGTTCGCAGAATCACGGATGTAATCAGCGCCCAACGTGAACCCGCCAATCGTACCGCTGGTGCTTGTTATCGAGCCGCTGATCGTTGCTCCCGTTGCACTCAATGCTCCCGCCTTCGTGACGCTAAATGCAGCACTCGCAGCCGTCGCGTTACCAATCCATAGCCGGTAAGTCGCATCAACAGCAGACAATACAACCACATCGTTGCCAGTACCGAGCGTCAGCACACCCGAACTGCCGAGCACCGCATTACCGCCTGTCAGTGTGCTCGCGCCAATCGTCCATCCACCAATACTGCCTGTCGGCGCACTCAACGCGCCGGCAAACGTCGCCGCACCCGTAGCCGCATCCAAAGTGAACGTAGCCACTCCAGCAGCCGCCCCAATAATGCCGCCTCTGAAAACAAGTACGCCGCTGCCTCCAGTAATCGCGCCCGTCATCGTGTTCCATGCGATAGTCCCAGCCTTTAGCGCGCCCGAATAATCCGCCGCACCAAAACTAAAATCACTCAGCATCGTCTTGGCCGATGTATTGAGCCGGGCGTTTATCAGGTCCGTCACGACATTGCCCGACGCATCAATCGTGCCCGCTATCGTCACTGTCGAGCGCCCTGAAATAGTTCCAGCTATGGCTGCGCTGCTGGCTGTTAAATCGCCCGCCTTAGTCACGGTAAATGGAGCCGACCCGGTTGCGACATTCCCGATCCACAGACGATACGTCGCGTCTGCGGCAGAAATTATCACCACGTCGTTTGCAGTCCCCAGCGTCAACACGCCTGCGCTGCTTAACGTCGCATTGCCTCCAGCCAACGTTGACGCCCCAACAGTCCATCCGCCAATCGTCCCGCTACTTGCCGATATGCTTCCACTGATCGTGGCTCCGGTTGCCGTCAACGCCCCCGCCTTGGTCACCGCAAAGGCCGCGCTACCTGCCGTGGCATTCCCCACCCACAGGCGATACGTCGCATCCGTTGCAGACAACACCACTACGTCGTTTACCGTCCCCAAGATTAACACGCCTGTACTATCAAGCGTCGCGTTGCCACCAACGAGCGTTGTTGCTCCGATAGTCCATCCACCGATATTACCGTTAGGCGCACTGAGCGTGCCGGCAAACGTTGCTGCTCCCGTAGTCGCGTCTATCGTAAACGTAGCTACTCCAGCGTTAGCACCCACAATCCCGCTGCGATAAAGCAGCACGCCGCTGCCGCCAGTAATCGCGCCAGTCGCGGTGTTCCATGCTATCGTTCCCGACTTTACCGCCCCAGAAAAATCAGCGGCACCAAAAGTGAAATCAGAAAGAATTGTCTTTAATCCTGAATCGAGACGTGGATTAACCACATCGGTTATCAGGTTGCCCGCCGCATTAATCGCAGCAGCTAATGTCGCTGTAAGCCGGCCCGAGACTGAACCAACGATAACCGCGTTGTTCGTCGCGTTCAGGATACCGCTCTCCGTCACCCTGAACGGAGCCGTCGCCCTGTTTGCAAACGTATCGCCAGCCCAGAACCGAACGTCATCTCCGCCGCTAACCGTGCTCGCCATGCCCATGCTATTCGCCGTGTCGCGGATGTAATCGGTTCCGATGTCGAAACCGCCGATTGTGCCGGTAGTCGCCGTAATTGAGCCAACAATCGTCAGCGAACTTGTCGCCGCGTCCCAAACCAGCGAATCGCCAAGGCTAAAGTTGCCAAGGGCATCAACGTAGAATGGCGTGTTGGCGGAATTAAACACCCCCTCACCAATAAAAATCTTCCGTCCGGGAGTGCTAATTGTAAGGACGTTTCCGAGCTTAACGCCTGTGCTGTCCAGGGCGAACATCGGCTGCGGGATGCCGTTCTTGGCGTAGATCAAGAAGGAGTCCACGCTATAAACCACACGGCTATTCGAGTAATTCGCCACCGTCTCCTGCGCTGATTGGATCGCCGCTGTCGATCGCGTCCAAAATTCTTTCAGCTTCTCATTCCAGTCCTTCGCTGATGGAAACCGATTCAGAATCTCTTTCGGGATCGGCGGGAACTCCGATGGCATCTCCACCTGCGCGGCTACAGGCGATGGCTGCTGTACTCTTGTTGGGATGGTTGGCATTTTAGTTTATGGAGCGCGTCACTCCCCTTCCCGCGATATATTCCACCTCCCAGATTCGCATCGAGAACCGGGCGTCAATATCGGTCGCCTCGACCAAAGTAATCTCGTCCTGCGCATAGAGAGTTTGGAAACAAAGCGTAACAAAATTGTTGCCCTGCGGCGTTGGCAGAGATTCGACCGGAGAAAGCAACGCAATTGGGGTCACGCTTGGGTTATGCGCGGAATAGATCTGAACCTCCAAATCAACATCTGGAGACGAACTGGCAATGATCGGACAAAAATTGAGCAAAAGTTTTTCATTCGCTTGATCTCCGAAACTAATCAACCCAAACTTCATTACGCTCTCCACTGCCACGCCATCGCGCAACCAAGTTTGAATCGGGGTGATCCCATAAACGAGACCGTAAGTATAAATAAACCGCCCAATCGCCATCACGAACCAAACGTCAGTCGTACCCGGCTTATGAATGATCGCAGCCGCATCGAACAACTGGTCGATCTTAGATACCGTCCCGCCCGCCGTGTCGTAATCAAACGCAATCGTGCGGTCAGGATAACAAAACCACCACTCTCTTGTGATCGTATTATCGACAACGTAAATCTCAGCCGACTGCGAATCCGTTCCGAAGAAAAGCGAGCCGGCGTCGTCTGTTACCTCGTGTAGCTTAGGCAACGTAACACCATCGTAGGCGTACATTCGATTGCCTCTCGCTGGGTACAAAAGATAGTCGCTTTTGACGTTTGCAATCGCATCAGGCCACAGCGGCACATCCGGCCCTGAGTACGCGGGCGTAAACACGAATGGCGCGCCTGGGTCACCTGTGTACCGGCCCAGATAAAATCCAGTCGTGCGGCAAACCACGAGCCAGTTGCGCAGACTGACGAGCGAAGTGATTTCGGAATTATCGCCCTGTAAGAAATACCGCCCAACCAACGAACTCACATCCGTCCAGCGCAGGATCTGCACGACTCTCGGATAGGTTAGCGTCACGTCGGTTGTGGTCTCCAGCGTCAGCGTCCGGCCTGATACCGCCGTTATCAAAATACCGTAAGGACTGTCCTCCTGTCCTCCCAGCGTGCCACCAAGCGGACCTGCACTGATTACTGCCACGCGAGTTTGGCCGGCGACAAATACAGTTGAAGCAAACGGCAGCGTGATAGTCGTAGATGCAGCCGCCATCAGCACCGTGTACGTCGGTGCCCATTGAGTCGGTGCGCCAAATTCGCCGTTGCCAACTGACCAAGGCAAACGCTGCGTGATATACGATGGCGGGATACCGTATTGGGTATCGGCCGGCACTCCCCCTAAAGGGAATGTGACCGAAGTCCAACGCTCAAACGTCGCATCCCAAAACACCAGTGCTTTGTCCCCGTTAGTTGTCAGAACCACTGGAGATACTGCAATGACTGGAGACGTGATAACCGTGCCAACACCCGCGTCCACTTTTGCGATAATGACGTAGAAATCAGTTGGCGGTGCGGATGGCAGCGTTGCGGTTCTCGTAGTCGCTCCAGTCGTGACATTAAATAAGTCTTGGTTCTCTGTCGTGTTGTTGATCGAAAAACTAGCGGCCTTTGCCTGCGTTGCATCCGTAGTGAACGTACTCCACCCGCGCATCATCAACGGCAACACTTCCGCGAAGATTTCAGTAATGTCCGCGATCACCAGGAAACCATTATTTTCTTCGATCCGACCCACGCTCGCAACCCCCACTTCGCGCAACTCGTACATTGGTGTTACTGCGGCATCGCCTACTTCATAATAAAACGGAAGATCAATGGTGTTATTCGCAATCAGGATTCCGTTGATTGTTCTCACCTGCCACCGTTTCCCGCTCGCTGAATACCCGCTGCCAATGGTTGACCATGTGCCGAGCGTGTTGGAGAAAAGCCTGACAGCAGAACGAGAGAAACCGATCAGCGCCTTGGTGCCATCTGGACGGACCAACTCGATGATGCGAGTACAGGTGAGGGCTGCGTCGTAAACCCCCTGATTTGCGATTGCAGCAAGGGGCGCGAAATCCAGCCATCCGTGTCTTCGTGCCTCAACATCCCTGATCCTCATCCAGTTTGTTTTTTCCACATAGTCGGCTGGCCCCACAGTGTTCTTCGATAGGGTTGTGACTAATCGCCCGCCTTGGATGACTGGTATAGAAAAAGTTCTGGACACTTTGGAAACGTGGGGCGGTTCCTAGTGTGTCACTCCTTATCCTATTTCCGCAGAACGAAATCAATCACCGATTTGATGCGTGACCAACGGGTTGGCCAGACGTGGTTTGGCCAGCCTAGAGTATCCTCAAGATCGCGCCCGAAGCAGCCTTTTTCATAGACCTTGGCAGTCATTGCGGTAAACGGCAAAAAACAGCCGCAGCCAAGCCCCAGCATGTCCGGGTGGGTACTTCGGCACAGCATCACGCCATTGCCCTTTGAATACAGCGGACACGTCATGCACGTCCGCATCCTCTGCCGCCACACATCACGCGGCACCGGGCCTGACAGGATCGCACTAATCAGGCCAAGCCACGGAACGTTGCGAACGCCGGCTAGTTTCAGGGCGTAGAGCCACTGCCTAAGCCTTCGGAGCCAGTTCATTCAATTGATCCTTTAGCTTCCGTATCGTCGATAGCTGCTCTCCTATAGTCTTTTCATGGGCATCCCTCAATCGCCTGAGCCCCATCAATTCCGACCATTCGGAATCCATTCCGTCTGTCAGTAATTGCTCCTGCTCGATGAAGTAGTGCTTTGGATTAAACGGCAGGATTACGTCGCGCACATGGCGAAGCAACTCCGCCTGACGATTGCAGCGGAGGAGTAGTTCGTTGTGCTCTTTTTCATCAATCACAGGCACACTGCTTGGGTCTCAGAGCCTCCTGAATATCCGCCTCCGTCACGCAACGGGGCTCTGCCTGCTTTGTTATACACACTAAATGCTGCTCAGGCAGAAAATACAGGTTGTTGTCGCCGAAAGGAAATGGATTCGCGTTACCCATGTTCCACAAAACCACGTCCCCAGCTTTGACCTGCTTGCACTCTGGGCCAGCAGAAACCACAACGGTCTCACGCATCGGGCTGGATTTCAAATGAGCGGCATGGTCGATCAGAATGCCTCCCACGTTTTCGAGCTTCGTTGGCTCAATAATCGGCATCACCAGCAACACCTTGTCGCCAATGGGGTTGTAATTCTTGTATTCGTTTGGATCGGTTAGTTTCATAGATAAATTATCGCGGGACGTATTTGCCGAGGCGGGTGACATGATGAATATTTTCCATCGAATCCTGATTAGACATTTCCCGCTCCTGAAGGTTTGAATAGTTGCCGTACTGGTAAAAGAATCTCGGCTCGGTAATGAATGACATGTGCCCAGGCGCATATCCAGAGAATATGTTGTCGATTCCGTCGCCGCATTTTTCAGGGATGTAATTGTACAGTTCTTTGGCGGCTTTAGCTGTCACTGCGTAGCTACTTGTCGTCTTCATTGCGTTGATCTTGATAAGGTGGCGCGAGTGCCATCCCTGCGGATCATCGCCATACCCTCCGCCGAAATAAACCAAATCCCAGTCTGGTGGTAATTCCCGCAAAGGCTGCGCGACAACCTCATGGAACGAGTCTCGGAATTGCTCACGAACAACACTGTCGTCCTCGAAAACCGCACAGCGAGGTAGCCCGCGATCAACAATCAGCTTCATCACCGCCCGATGTGATGCGCAACAACCTGTGTTACCGTCGCCCGGCCCTGCGTCGATAGCATCAAAACGCTCGTAATTCTTAATGCCGATCTGCTTCATCTGGCTCTCGAAATTTCGGCGACGATCTTCCCGACGTGCGAGGTTGATGTAGATGATATTACTATCAAAGAATTGCTCGAATGGAGTCATTGGTTGATCTCCCAGTTCTGCCAAACCCAGCCGTGATCAAAGGTCAGATGGTGAGTCTCAGCCAGCTTCTTTTGCAGCACGTCGTAACGAGATTGAGCGTTGGGCGCCACATCATGCCATTGGACTTGGAGGTTACGCACACACTTAATCAGTTCTGGAGAATAAACAGTCATTATTTCAATCACTCCAAACTCGGCCCCTTCCACGTTCAATTTCATTAGGTCGATGTCTTTATTGATAATTCCAAAAATCTGCTGAGGAGAAAACGTCTTCACCTCTACACACTCCGGGTTGTTAGCATACCTGCCCGTCATGTCGCCTTTTATACTCATTGTTTCCGGCTGTCCTTCCATGGATATGCCGTAATTCCAGAGATGGATTTTCGGATTACCTGAGAAACGTTTCGCAATATTGTCGAAAAATTTGGTGATCGGTTCGAGAACGTAAACATGGCAGCCGTATTTATCGTGAATGCCAGCAGCCCACCGGCCCTCGTATCCCCCGCAGTCCAGCACCACGCTGTCAGGCGTGAGGTCGTACTCGTAGCGCATTTCTTCGGTAAATGGTTTCATTGTTCTCTCAGGTGAAGTTCTGTAATATTCGGTAGTTCAGCGAGCTTGGCCCAATTCCCCTCCACAAACGGCACATTGTCATGCTCGATCCCGCCAGCCAAGCCTGTAATGACGGGGGAGAAGACGCGGCCATGGGACAGGACGCCGGCCCAAAAACTGAAGCTGGAATTACTTCTAAAAAGCACCGGGGCATTCATTAGATGATAGAAGTCGTGCAAGAATGGGAATTCCGGGAACACGGAATTGTCCTCTGGATTGGCGTCGGACACCGAAATACACGGATCATATATTCCATACTGCATCATAGCCGCTTCCACTGCCTTTCTGCCTATCAGCGGGTAGGATGATCCAACGTAGTCGCCTCGCCTGAAATGAGCATGCGGAAGATGATACAAATTAAAGCTTGAGAGCTTAACCTTTACCTCCGGCTTTAAAGTAAACCACCTCCGGCAATCCGCACGGGAATAGATTAGGGAGTCTTGGTTCTGAAAATAGCCTGACAAAACAACACTCTCCGTTCCGTCCGGTCGCCTCGGCTCATAGCCATCAAGCGTGAATATTTTCTCTCCAGCCCACTCGGTTGTTCGCAGCTCGTGCCCGTTCTGCTCACAGAATGCTTTGGCGTGTGCCCACTGGAAGCAGGCGTTGCCGAACCTACCGATGATGTTCAGTGCGACGGTGCTCATAACAGTTCCAGCGGTGTATTATCGCGCCAGTCAAGCGCAGGCCCCCTCGGTATCGGCACCATGCCAAACATCATAAATCTCTCGCGGATAGTCCGCAACCCTTCCGGCAAGATCGGCGTTATCCGCGAAGTCTCATTGCAAACCCGGTTCAGTAAAACGTGATCGCTGTAATATTTCTCAGCCTGATTCGGCATTTGGTAAGCGTCATATCCAGCCGGCAGCCTGTCACGATTCACGATCCGCCGTTCACGAGGAAGCGATTCGCCGTCGTGATGCCCCTCCTCAGATTCCAGCGTGAGCATGTTCCGGTTGTAGAAAATCTTGATGCCTGATCGCTCAACTCGAATACCAAAGTCAAAATCCTCCCCACCTTCGCCATTGCAGGCTGGCTCAAATCCATCGACCGCCAGCGCGGTTTCGATTGGCAATCCGAATGAGCAGCCGAATAGTCCAGCTCCGCTCCACGGCACAATACCGCTATCATCCCCGCGAGACCAGCGAGAGTCAACGCCTCCACTAAACTCATCGCACTGCACCAATGGATTCCTATCCGGCACGTCATCCATGTATTGATCCACATACGGGATAACAGACATATTCTTCACCTTCTTGTACGCGCCGCAAACGCAGTACCCGCTTGAGGCCGCGTGCATGGCTTGGTCTATCCATCCTGGCATCAGCACAGAAAGATCATCGACACACAGGAGGTAATCGCCCTTCGCTGCAATGATCGCAGTATTGCGCGTGTTTGAAGCGCAGAAAAAATCACGCTTAGTTAGCTTAAACGGACCTTGCAGCACGTTTGGCTTAGGCGGGATATGAAGATACGGAAACCGTTTATTCACTACCATCTCCAGATCGTAACGGCGCTTGGGGTCGTGATAGAAATGGTCAGCCAGATTTATTTCAGTCGCACCGTTAGCTGGAAGCGCGCACTGGGGCCAGAGTTTGCCGTCAATGAAAATGACTTGGGTTTGCTTGCGCTGTTCAGGCGTGGTCTGCGCGCAGAAGGAATGAACGAACCACTCCCAGTGAGGCTGGGAGCGCCCGGTGATGTAGGCGATACTTATCACTTCTTCCCCTTCCTTTTAGCCTTCTTCTTTGGCACAGGCTTTCTCATCGGCACGCGCTCAAACATGGCTCCGGTGTCGCGGTCGAAGAGTTTGACGAAGCCCATCGTGAGGAGTTTTTCAACCGCTCGGCCAACCCCACCGCCATGCCACTGGATGTCATCGACGAATACAAATCCGCCGACGCGCACCTTGGAGGCGTATCGCTCAACATCCTTGATGGTTTGATCCGTGTGTTGGCCGTCGAGATGAACAAGGTCTATCTCATGCGGCGGGATCACGTCGTCAGATTTTCGACGTAGCACGCGAACCTGATCCTGCACACCCGCTTTCTCCACATGTCCAAGGAATTTTTGATGCACAGCCTCAAGATCAATCGAACCCCACCACTTCTCGTTTTCTCCATCGTAGCCCTCTTTTGCCGCATCGTTTGACCATGGGTCAACGGCCCAGACAACACCTGAGCCTTGTTCTTTTAGTGCCATAGCTACCGGCAGACAGCTCCTTCCCTCGAAAACGCCAAGTTCCACGACGACCTGCGCTTTGGACTTTAGCACAGCCAGCGCCAGTTCTTGAGCCTTTTGCACCGTACACCAACCGCCCATGGTTGGGATCAGTGCTGCAATTCTAGAATTCAAATTACTCATGGCACCACCACCTTTTGAGCCTCAGTAGGCGCAACCGACAGGCCCATTTTAACCAACAACTCCTCCGCCTTCTTGGCCGCACCTTTCGGGCTGGCAGCAATCGCCTTCAGCGCATCCACCATCGCCGGCACATGCTCGCTCGACTCCCGAAGCTTCCGATAGTGTGTCTTCTCCTCATCCAGTTCGCGCTGCAACCTGGCGGAGTCGTTCTTCGCCCGCGTCACATCGAGCGTATTGGAATCAAGCACGTCCAGCGCATCCCTGAGCTGGTCGGCGATCTTGTTGATAAACTCAGAATGCAGTCCGCGCCCGTAATGGGATTGCGCGGCACCGCAGAGTTTTCTGGCTTGTATTCGGTCTAGTGGCATGGGGGCGGTTTTAGGTTAATTGTTTCCTGACGGTTTCGAGTCGCCAATATCCAGCAGCTTTGCGTTCACCCAGTAGCCGCTTTCAGCGAGGCGCACGCGGTTATGAAGGCACATCTGGATATACTGCGGCGGATGATCCTTAAGCGGAGTCTGCGCCATCGCTGCATCAAGCTCCATACGCGTGCCGTTTAGCATCTCAGTCAAATGAGTTAACTCCGCTTCAGTCGGATCAGGCAACTGCACAGCCTCAAGCTGCGCCCGTCCATCACCAAGTCGGGTCGCTTTCATTCGCCAGAGGGGATGACACTCACGTTCATCAACTATCATCGGCTTGCCCGCTTGCTTCAGGATCAGCCACAGCGTCCGGCGAAGCTGTAACACCTCCATGACTGTTGCCGCCATCGCCTGCTCGATCATCTCGCGTGGCGAGCGATCCTGATTCGGCGGCGAGTCGGTCGCGTTCTCTTTTTTCGGCCCTTCGGTGTGGTAACTCATCTAAAAAAATTGGTTTATCGAACAGTTGTTTGGTTTTGTATTTGCGGCTGCGTTTAGAACGCTCCACACCTAAAGTCATTTCACGGCCATCAACCAGTTTTTTCGTGATGGATTTGTATCGGCCTTTTTTCGCCGCCTTGGTTTTGAGTAGTCGGGAGAAGCGCATGGATCAAAAACCCAAATCATCCTCCGCCGCAGCAGCAGCCTCCTGCTTAAACGCCGGCTGTGACGAACTAGACGGCGCAGGCTGACGAGCAGCAGGAGCGGCAGGACCGCCACTGACATACTTGCCGTTGCCTAGAATTGGATTTTTTACACCAGCCTCGCGGGATTCCTTTCCGAGGTCTTGGACTACCATGAAATTATTTCCGTATTCGTCAGGCCCATCGCGGTTTTCGAGCAGGGTGATGTCCATGTACACACCTTTCTCGCCCTTGAAGAGTTTGGATTTCTCGACCTTTGACACGTTTAGCTTACAGCGGATTATTGACATAGGTTGTTATTGTTTCTTCCCGACATGCGGGGTGTATTTGGATTCGGATTTGGATTTGGAGTGGGATATAAAATGGTTCAGCTATATTCGATCTGACCGATCAGCCGGTCGATTCGTTTCGCTATTTCGTTAGCGTGGTCATCTTGCCAGCGTTTATCCGCCAACAAAGCCTCGATTTGTGCCTTTTTACTTGCACGCCTTGGAAGCTGATCGAAATTTTGGAGAGCCCATAAAGCCCTTCCTATTCGCGCAGATTCTTGCATATGCTCTTCTTTCTTCATGATTATTTAATCACCGTAATTTTCAGACTTCCGCCTGTGACGAGCTTGGCGGTGTTGATGCAGTCGATGCGGCGGGAGTAGCCCTCGGACTGGGCGATAATCTCGCCGTTCTCGCGGCGCTTTACGCGGAAGAACCACGACGGCGGGTTGCAGTCTTTTGGGTTATAGCCAGTCGCAGGGCGGAATACTTCGCACGTTCTCTTGGATTTTGATTTGTAGGTTTTGCTCATAAGATTATTTCGCTTCATTGGCCCGCGCCATGTCCCATGACTTTTTCATGACTGCATGGGTTGAAACTAACTCCTCGAACCCGACTTGAAATGATCTGGATTTCTTGTCCTTCATAAAAGCCTTGAAGTATTTCTCCGTATCGGGCGGAAATGAAAGCGTTCGGCGCGGCATCTTGGTTGTTTTTGTCATCTTGAGCCAAGAGCAAGTATCTAATCTTGCCTAGCGTCAATAACTATTTTCACCTTTTTGGTTATTTATGCTTGCTTAATTTTTTCTCGCGACCAGAACGTGGGGGATGGACAAATACCCAAACACAGAACGCGCCGGGTGGAGCAACACCACGGCTGAAGACGCAACGAGCGAAGAGCTTCACTTGGTTCACATGATCGCCGGACCCCGCAAGGAGTTTGTGACACGGGAACAATACCGTGAGAACATGCGCGCCTGTGCGGCAGACATTCGCGAACATGTTGATTCCTTCCTTCCAGATAAAACCATGCTGGATTGGCTGGAAAAATATAGCGCATACGTCCGTCCATACACCGAAGACGAAGGATCGCTTCCTTATGCTAAAGTTATGATCCCAGACCTCTCGCATGGCCACAATGGATGGAGCTGCATTGGCGAAGGGGACACCTACAGAGATGCCATCAAAGATGCTATGGGGCGCTTGGAGCGGCCAATAGATAAGGAGGCTAAATGAAAAGCAAGACGGACGAGGAGAAAATCGCCGCACTTGCGGCCTGTGTGTCATGGGCTATTAATTTCATGAACACTAAATCAGGTGGCGGGCTTGTTGTTCATCGCAACGGGGATGATTTCAAAACAGAGGCATGGATAACTTGGTTCCAGCGCGAACTTAAAAACGCCACGCACATTGAATACGACCAAGAGGTTTTGCAATTCCAACGCGCCAGTAAGGCCGACAGGAAGAGGATGCTTAAAGAAAGCGCCACCCTTCGTGATAAGCTTACGCCTGTATCATGATCCTCCCCCGCATAGACCGCGACCAAATCCGACGCGAAGGCGTGTTAATCACAGTGCGCCAAGACGCCGGACGCCACCCCAACATGCCCAACGTCACCGCCGCCGTCAAAGCCTACCAAGCAATCTCCTCTCCCAAACCTTGGGGCTCACTCTCTCGTACAGCAGAAAAACACCACACCACGCCAGGGTCGATCCTTGGCAGGATTAATAGGAGTAAGAAATGACCACAGACGACATGTTCCCCGAAGCCAGAAGCCTGAGCCCTCGTCTCGCGTGGTTGCAGAATGAAAAACTCTGCACGTTCAAAACTGCTGCCGAATGGGTCGGGATGGAGGTGCCAGAAACAGGCGACATTGTTCCGCGTTGGGTTTGCCGCAAAGAAACCGGACTCCAACACTCCAATCATTTCGGTGGTGGCGACACCGAGGACGAAGCTATTTTCGACTACTGTGCAAAAGCAGGAACTAACCATTGGTCTTTGAACACCGATGAACTCAAGGCCATTGCACGGACAATGAAGACATGAAAATAAGATTTTCAAAATCCAAAACCAAAACCCGCGTCTATTCCGTATGGACCGTAAAACAGCGTGATTTTATGCTGTTGCGCGGTGAGGTTTATCCTACTCACATGGGACACCGCCGTATTTTGTGGATGAACAACCGGACTACGCTTACTTACAAAACCCGCAAACTCGCCGCCGAGGCTTTACTGAAATGAAAATTCATAAAATATACCCACAAAGCGAGGTTTATTACTGTGGAGCAAAAGACGACCGCTGGAATAGAAAATGCCTTTATGGCGGTAAAGAATTAAGCAAACTAGAGGGCGCGTGGCAATGGAGGAACGTGACATGTAAGGCGTGTAAGAAAAAGTGGAATAAAAAATGAAAACCGAAACCATTTACGTTAGCGTGCCATTCACCATCGAGTACGATGAGACGAAGCTGGATGCGCGCAAAAAAATAATCGAGAAAACCATGAAAGAACTGCCCTATAAATTATCAGGAAATGTCGGTGAAATTATCCGCCTTCCTGCGACACGCTTTTCTAACTTTGAATACTAAACCAAAACCGCTCGGGCAGATCGCGTATGAGGCTGTGACAAAAAATTTCACTTATAAGTTTTATGCACACGCGACTTGGGATGAGTTGCCGACGCTGACCAAGAAGAGATATTCGCTATATGCTCTCGCCGTCGCCCGCGAGGTGAATAAACGCGGCAAGGCCAAGGTTATTAAACTGCTTGGGAAGGCGCTTCCCGGCTGTGTGCGGCCTTAACTTCGATGGGTGGCGCTGCTAAACCGCGTGCTGCCGGGCTGGGAGAATACGCCATGATCCTAAAAATCACCCCCGGCCTGACACTGGCCAAAATCTGCCACGACTGTGGTCGCACTGACGGCACGCACCAGGCGACCTGCCCGGCCCAGGAGTTTCCATCGCTCGTAATTGAAAAACAAATCGAGCCTCCACTTAACGCTAAGTGCGCTGAGTGCAAACACTGGAAAGGCACACAATCAACTGCTGCATACTGGCTGGATACAGGCGGATTCTGGGGTGAATGCCCAATAGCCAAACACGCCACACGCTGGGATTATCTGTGCGATAAATGGGAGGAAAAATCATGAGCCTGCCAAAAACAAACGAAGAGGCGGAGGCTGCGACTTTGGAATGGATCAACGAAGACCTGCTAACCCAAAGCCTGCTGTACGACCTCGACCTTATGCCTGAGCAACTTAAAAAAGGGACCTATGACTGGAGCAGGATGGTTATTATCGCGTACCACATGCAGGCAAGTTATCGCTCAGGCAAGGTCGAGGCATCACCGTGATCACCGACGAAATGCTGGAGCAGCGCATGACGCTCAAACTTGTCTGGGCCCAACCGTTCACCGCCTGCGGACCCGAAGGCAACGAACTTACCGCGCATATCGAACTTCGCGCCACCGTTCATGACTGTATCAATATGAGCCGCGCTGCCGCAAAACAAAAGGGTAGGCCAACCATGGGCGACGACGCTCGCCACTTGGAAGATTTTATGGCGGTTAACTGGGCAACGGTTGTGGAATAATTACTAATCCCGGTAGCTCGCGAGAGTCGTCGGGTTTTTTTTGCGCCTGATTTTTGCGCAGGTATAAGTTGTTTTTTGTTTTTGTCGTCTATTTGTGACATTCACACTTTACATTTAGCGTAAAATTTATGTGAGTTTAGTTGAGCGTCGAACTCACACCCATGTACACCCGTCTTTTCACTTCTCCCTCACCGACGCTGCTGCGCTATGCGTGGCGATCTGCCTTAAAACCGTGGACGAGTTTCGACGCCCGTTGGTGAGGGGGCCTATTTTTTACCGAACACCGTTTAACTTACCCCGAACCAATCTTTTTATGAATAGACTGACGTGAACGAGCAACAACCACCCAAGCCAACGCTCTGCAAATCGTGCGCAGAACTGACTGACAAATCAAACCTCCACCTCGTGTTATGCGGCGGATTAATCGTTGGAGATTATGTGCAGCCCAAGGTGTGGTTGCTGAAAGACAAGGATGATGTGGTGATGACCCGTGACCAGTATCAATGCAAGGGATGTGGGCACAAGCAGGCCGAGGATGTCCACCACCTAACCTACGACCATATTTTTGACGAGTTGCTTTTTGAACTCATAGCGGTCTGCCGCGACTGCCATACCCGGATACACAAGGACTGGATACCCCATGAATAACTCCACCATCTCAATGATCCCTTACGGGAAGGCCACCGACACGACGCCGATTGATTTGAATCAGGCCCTAAAAGACATCGGCAGCAATCGCTGGGCAAAGGAAGTTGCTAGAATTAGGGAGGTATATGACGCGAACGGCGGAGGTGAAGATGGCAAGGCCGCTACGGCACCCCTTAAACTCCGGCTCCCTGGCTTCCTCTTCTCCGGCACATTCAAGCAGCGCGCTGACGACCAACTTATCCAGCACTCTGGGCTACTCTGCTGCGACCTCGACCACCTTGGCGCAGCGGTTGACAATATTAAAGAGCAGGTATGCGCCGATCCGCATGTCTTAGCCGCGTTCAGGAGCCCAACCGGAACCGGGTTGAAAGTAGTCCTGAAGGTTGACCCGACCAAGGATCACAAGAAAGAGTCTTTTATCGCCGCCGAGCAGTTTATGATGGAGCGGTTCGGTCTGGAGATCGACGGGGCCTGCGACAACGTATCCAGAATCTGCTACGTCAGCCATGACCCGGAGATATTTATCGCCGACGATGCCGAGGTCATCCCCTACCCGCCTCCAGTAACTGAATTTAAGCCTACCCCACAGCAGTACACAAATGGGACAGGAACCGGAACATCGCCCGGCGATGAGTACAATGAACGCGGCGACTGGGAAAATGTGCTTCTCAACAAAGGCTGGTCAAAGGTCGGAAGGAATGGATGGCGCAGACCAGATAAAACAGATGGAATATCAGCGACATGGGACAAGGTGGAGAAATTCCCAAGGACTTTTTTCTGCTTCTCTTCATCCACTGAATTTAAAACAGGCAAGGTTTACCACCCGTGGCACATTTACGCGCTATTGGAATGCGGTGGGGACTTTAAAGCTGCGGCAAAAAAACTAGGGGAGCGTGGCTTTGGTAAACAACACAATAAGCCGGCTCCGATGCTACCGCTTGATAAAATGATTAAAGATGTCCGGGGAGAACCCAAAGCTGATAACCCCCCCGAAACCGTGGATGAGTTCGCTAAAGATATCGACAGCCGGCGTGTAACCATTGCGTTAGCCCCGCCAGAGCCAATCACCCGGTTATTCTTAGCCGGCAAGCCGATTTGCACCCCTGGGAATATAACGACGCTGATTAGCCGCGCCAAGACCGGTAAGACGGCTACGATTGGGGCCGCAGTCGCAGCTATTATCGCCGCCCACCACGACCGATCAGGCTTAGATACTTTTGGCTTTACATCTCCCCATACTAAAGAGGCGGTCGTGATGATCGACACTGAGCAGGCGCTATACGATGCCTTTACTTGTCACCAGCGAGCCTTATCGCGAGCCCAGCAGAAAGACGATATGGACTGGCTCTGCCATTATGCGTTCGTCGGGTACGCGGTTGAAAAGCTGAAAAAGGGCTTGGTCTATGTACTCGAAAAAGCCAAAGCAAAGCACGGTGGCGTGTTTATGCTTATTTTGGATGGCATTGCCGACTTCGCTTCCTCAGTAAATGACGAGGCTGAATGCAATCAACTTGTCGGATGGATACGGGAAATATCGGTCACATATGACTGCCCGGTGATCTGTGTCATCCACTCAAACGAAGGAGTAAAGACAGGCGACGACGGACGCGGGCACCTCGGGAAACAACTCACCCGAAAAGCTGAATCAAACCTACTTTTGAAAAAGACCGGCGAAATCACAGTGGTTACTTCAGAGAAACAGCGCAAAGCCCCTATAACAGAATCAGATGGAGTAGCTTTCCAATGGTCAGATATGGAGGGCAGGCATGTCTCTTGTAAGGCTGTTCCAAAAAATCAAAATATGGGACGCCCACCAAAGTATGGGTTTAAAGATATTGAATGTGTTTTCCAGAAAGGAGGGTTAGTCGGGCGTCCATTTAATCAAGCCTTACGTGATGCATTGTCGGTTGGGCTCAAAGACCAAACCTTTAGACGGCTTGTAAAAGATGCGGTCGATTGCGGAGATTTAATCAAAGAACCGGCTTCAAATGGCGAGACGTTATTCAGGATTGCTGACCACAAATAACTGTATTTTTGCAACATAAGTCGCGTCATAGTAGATCAAATTGCGACTTATGGGGGTCATTGATTAATAACATTTTGCGAGATATTTCATTATGGGGAAGTTCTTTTTTCTTACACTATTTTTGTGAAAATGGTCGTAATAAATAATGACATACATCTGCTTAAAAATACCATGTAATAACTTATTTGAGTATGGCAAGTTATTAATATGCAGCGAAATAGGCATTATTTGTGTTCCAATATGCATCACTCCCCATAAGTCCCCATAAGTCCCCATAAGTATACTTTCGGGGACTCCCCATAAGTCGCCCCCATAATGGCCTATATACATAGGCCAATACTTATGGGGGCCGACGTTTATGGGGTAGGGCTTTTCATAAGTCCGGGGGATTGAGTTATGGGGATACCTGTTTTTAATTCCCGCTGAATTCTAAAAATACCCGTCTCTACCAAAGTATATCTGAAAACGAGTACACTTCATCCCACTCCCTTAATTACAGAAAATCTTAATTAAGGCGGCCGTGACCTCATCAGGCATCACTCCAGCCTCCGCCAGATCAATTCCTAGCCCCTTTGCGGCCTCGATGGCTACCACGACAGGCTCAACCCCTAGAATCGAACGGAATCGAGGGCTAATGCGTTTTTACGGGGTCTGTATCTTTTCTGAATGGCAAAAAGGAGAGACGGTCCCCATATGTAGTAGGAAAGCGCGCCAGGGTATTCCCCGGAACACCCCGCCGGCCTTTAACTGAGATTGAGTCCTGGTTTCAGCTCGCTCATACGTTATGTCTCATGTCACCTGTGTAAGTGGTTGACAATTGACTTGCGTACAATACTCCATTGTCAGGCAAAATTGCGGTCAAATAAATCGACCAGATTGATATGTACTTAAAAAGCTGGAGATCAATAGGAAGCGAGAGAAAACATATCAACATATCTGTATATGATGATATGAGTGCAAATCCCACTCTAACGTTAGAGTAAGTGGCTTTTGTTTGTAAAATCCTCATATTCCATCATTTACCCGCTTTCCACCTATATAGCGCCACACTTTACCGCAAATAACCATCAATATAGCGCCTAATTCTACTCTAATTAGAGTAGGTGCTGGTAACAGCCCGCAAAAAAGCCCGATCCTGATAACTCACCCCAAAAAATCCCACTTAAGTGCCAGCTTAATTAAGTCTGTGCTTAATTAGCAACTACATTTCTGGGGCATACAAGCAAGCGCTTGGATATTACATAGTCGGGCTTGGCCGGGCTTGCCGGGCTTGGTTTTCCCATCGCTTTAAGACGGCGGCGGGGTTCTTGCGCTTCTCTTTGGCTTTCGAAGAGCGGGCATCTTCAGTTGTCGAAGAACATGAGCACGCGCACGTCTTCCGGTTTGCCCAGCTCAGAGAGCCGGCGAAGCTCATCGAAGAATCCCGTGTCGAGGAAGTCGCGGTATGTGGTCATCTTCCCTCCGCCCGGTTCAGCGGTCGCGCCGCCGTCCCATGCGTTCGGACCGATTTGCTTGGTCACGCGGCGATCCTCCACCGGCTGCGCGTAGTCGAAGGCTTGCAGTTCGGCCAGCGTCAGGTGCGTGAAGCTGTGCGCGTCGCCTTCCCATCGTTCGCGGAGGTCTCTCGCCTCTTGCGTGATGTCCTCCGGCCATTCGCGCCGAGCGCAGATTGGGGGCGTGTCAGAGTAGTTCCGCACGTCTGCCAGAAATCCATACATGCGGTATGTCCGCCAGTCGAAGGCGGGTTTGTCGAGCAGGGCGGCTTTCCAGCCGTCCGGTGTTTTCACTTCGGTGATCGTGTGTATATCGCAGCCCATAGTATTCGTGATTTGAGGTTGAAATTCCTAACATGTGGCCAGACGCAACGCCCCTACGCCGAGCCTCCGGGCCGTGCGTCATCCACGGTGTTCGGGCTTGCCGGGCGAACGCGCTGGGGTCTTTGGACGCCCCCCAAGAGCGCCGTTCGCGCGCCGCGCCGCGTTCTGTGCGGCCGAGTTTGCTTTGCCGCCCTTGCGACCCAATGCCACCGCTGCGGGGTTCTTGCGCTTCATAGTTTTCCGAGCGGAATTTCGACGCAGGAGCCTGGTTGGCCGTTGCGGCCCTGCTTCTCGCAGTATGCCGATACGGTTTCCCATCCGATGCTGGTCCGTAGATCGCGAAGGAAGCGGCGCGCATACCAGCGTTTGCCAGTGAACATGACTTCGCGGGTTTGCTTGTCTGAGTCGTAGAATACGACTTCCGTGTTTTTGCACACGTCGCCAGCGGATCGCAGGATTAGGTATTTAGTCGGCATGATGTTTTACCAGATGGGCGCTTCTGTTTGGCTTTCAGCGATGGCCTCGTTTTCGATGGCTCTATCTATGGCCGCACGCGTGGTGTGAGAGTATTGCTTTGGAAGCAGCCATTCCATGCGGGCGTTTTCCTTTATGAGTAGCGCGCGCAGAGCGCAAACTTCAGTCGCTAGATCGGCGAGCATTCGGCCCTCTCCCGTGCTCACTTCACCCACGAGCCACAGACCGTGGCTCAGTGCGGTTTCGATGTCATGGTGCGTCGGTTTGTTCACGTTAGGAGGCGATGGCGTTGCGGATCGTCTTGGCATCGAGGAAGGCGCCGTGCTTCACGTCGATGCGGCCATTCACAAAATCATTCTTTAGCACCTTCGCCTTGCGATAGACCGCGAGCACCTTCTCGGCTTCGGCCTTCGTGCAGTTGGCGATGTTCTGGACGTTCGCCACGAAGTTGTTTTGCGCGTTCACGATGCGCCGGGCGATGGGATCAAATTCGGATTTCATGCGCAGATAGAAACCTAAGCGGTCTGGTTATTCAAGCTAATTAGGAAAGAAAGTTTCGAGCACGGAAGGCCGGCATGCCAAGTGAGTATACTTTTTTCGCATACTGGCGCTACAAATATTCGCGCTTGACAGACAGCAAGACCTGAGCAACCGCTAGCAATATGAATGAGACGCAGCCGATCCAACTAACAGCAGAGCAGATTAGCGAAGTAATGGGGGCAATGGGGGCGAGAGGCGGACTAGCAGGATCAAGGGAAGCGAAGCAAGCGGCACAAAAAAAGTCTGTTATTGCGCGAAGAAGAAACAAAAGACTGAAACTAAAATCAGTTGCAAGCGCTTGATGATTGGCGGTTGAGTTGTGTGCGCAAAAATAGTGCTATGAAATAGCAAGCGCTTGTTGTATATTACCGGAGTCAGAAGCAGCCCGAGCAATCCCGCTCAAAGCCTCTGACATTTCAACCCGCAACTAAAAAATAAAATGAATATACTGATAAAAGATAACCATATCACCGGTTCATGCTCGCTTGCACATCCGCTAGCGAAGCCAGGCAAGCAGAATGAAAATGTGAGTGTGAAGCAAATCACGAATGTGCCGGAAGGCTTTCCAACTCACAAACTGCTTATACTTTGGAGTAGCACTTGCGATTGCACTTGGTTGAAAAAATCAGGCGATCCAATGAGCGCCGGCCGGTTCGTATTTGATTTTTCAGAACTCGGCGAAGGTAAAATTTTGCTCTCCTAACCCGCAACCCTCAAAGCCCGCAACGCAATGACAACACAAGACCTCCGCTCCATCTCACGTCAGCTCTATGCTGAGCCGGCCCAAACGTTCGCTAATGCACGGCCAATGGTCAGGCCGTCGGATCATATGGGCGCATATACTCAGCTTACCCATGCAGACACACCAAAGGCATTGCGTCCGAATTCACATTCTGAGAATGCCGCAAGAATCCGTAACGCTTGTTTGGTGGCGAAACTTGCAACGCAACTAGATATGGGGTTTGGCGTTAGCGCAATTTCCCGCGCAAATTGGTCAGCACACTTTCGTTATGCCCGTATTACTGGCACGCTCTAACCCTCCGCCCATACGAAAATGACAACGCAAAAACCCAAACATAAAATCGGCGCAAAAATCCGCCTAACGGAAGAGTCGCTTGTGCCCTACGGCGAAAAATGGCGTGCCCGCGAGCTTACTGTATCCGCCATTGCAACGCGCTACATGCCGGCCAAGGAGTTTTTCGCGACAGGTAAGCCCGCTGGATTTCACCCCGGATACGATGAGTCGGCCGGTTGCGCGCTCTATGACCTTAAAGGACTCTCATTCTCGCTCTATGAATGGGAGATAGCCTAACTTTCCCCTCACGCTTAAACCTCAAACCAACCCGCAACAACATGAAACTCCCTAAAAATATCCTCATAGAAAAAGCCTGCTCAGGTGACGCAGCACGCGCTATCTTGAATAGCGCCTATCTGCAAAAGTTGGAAAACCAAATTCATCCGGCAAGGCTGCTTGCGACGAATGGCCGAATCTTGGCCGTAGTACCGGTGTTGATCGGTGAACACGATTCAGCGGGCTATGTAACGCAAGACGCCTTGAAAGCAGCGCGCAAAGCAGCGGCCAAGCTTAACGACATGGAATTTTCGTGCAATAGCGCGCTCACCATAAAGGACGGCCAGACTTTCAGCCGGCCAGAGCTTGGCAACTATCCAAACTGTGACCAAGTAATTCCGAAGGATGAAACGGTTTACAGTGTCTCACTTGATCCTGAATTGCTGCTCTCATTGGCTGAGGCAATCGGCGCTTCCCGTGGTGTTACGCCGGAATTTATCGGTCAGGATAAAGGCTTTTCGTGTGAAGCCTTGCGGGAATCTAAGGGCGGAAAAGGCCAAAGGCGGAAATGCTCACTACTCGCCTGAGTGCATGGATGCTATGGGCGTCATGATGCCAATCATTATTCCAAAATAACGCTAACCCTTTCCCCTATCTCCCTTCACTGCGGCGACGGGCAGAAAATAACAAATCAACATCCCGCAACATGAAAACACCAACCCTCACAAAATTCTGCCAGGCTTACCTAGCTTGCGCCCTTTGGTCATCAAGCGACGGATCAACGCCGCAAGGCGGCGAACCGTTCGACGACAATTATTCAATCTCCGACATTGCCAACGAAGCTATCCAAAAGGCCGTTGCCGACTGCGAAAAGTTTCAGGCCGATAATGCGGCCGACATTGAACTAGCCGAGCTGACGGACGAACGCGCCGGACATTGTTTCTGGCTTAATCGCAACGGACACGGGTCTGGCTTCTGGGATGAATATTCGCGATCCGATGACCGCTGTGTAGCATGTCATCGCTTGTCTGATGCGTCCCATGCAGCCGGATCGTGCGATATGTATATGGGTGACGATGGGGAAATCTATCTTAGCTAACCCTTCCCCCGTCTCTTCGCAAGGGGCGACGGTCAGAAGCAGAGGCAAAACCGCTTAACTTCACATCCCGCAACAGATGAACACAAAAACAAAGCCCGAGACGCTAACCGTCAACGGCATCCGATTTGCCCCGAGTGCATCCGCGCTCGTTGATTCACTTTTCCAATCCGGCGGCACCGCGTCCGGTATTTATTCCAAGCGCAAAAACGGCGTGCTATTCAAGAAAGCAGACGGAACGCCGTTCGTGTTCCTTGTGGCGAATCCCGGCCAATCCAAGTTTTTCGTTTCGTGCTTTCTTCAAAGCGACAACCGCATCCGCTACATGTTCGCCATGACTTCTGAGCATGAAAAGTTTTTTGGCTTCGATCTGTTGCCTTACTCGGCAAAGTCAGATTGCGCCGCTTCTGTTTGGTCAACCCTTAATAACTAATCCCATGCCAACCCCCGCAACAGAACAGAAGCATACGCCTACGCCGTATTCATACGAAGCCAAAGGAACAAAGCTATTTATCGACGGCGCGGATGATTTGACGGTCGCATATTTAGACCGCGCTGGAGTCCGGGATAGAGCAACGTATGAGGCCAACGCCGAGTTTATTGTGCAAGCCTGCAACTCCCATGCCGCGCTAGTGAGTGCGCTATCTGACCTCCTTGCCCAAATCACCGGTCCCGCCATGGTCCATGGCAACGGCTGCGGAAACGACGGGAAGAAAACCGGGCTTTCTGGTGAAGAGTTTAGCGCCTTGCGCAAGGCTAGAATTGACGCTGCTTCATCCGCCCTCGCGCTCGCCACCCTAAACAAATAAAAAACCCGAATTAATCCCATGGCTAACTTCCAACTCAAAACCATTTTCGGCGACGTGATAATCGAGGGCGATTTTTCGTGCATCGCGGACGCTGTTAAAGCGGCGTTAACTTCCAAAAAATCCCTCCGCTCTGCGAACCTCCTCTATGCGAGCCTTAGCTCTGCGGACCTCAGCTATGCGGACCTCCGCTCTGCGGACCTCAGCTCTGCGGACCTCAGCTCTGCGAACCTCAGCTATGCGAACCTCAGCTCTGCGAACCTCCGCTCTGCGAACCTCAGCTCTGCGGACCTCCGCTCTGCGAACCTCAGCTCTGCGAACCTTAGCTCTGCGGACCTCAGCTCTGCGCTTTATGCTCATTCTCAAATCGTTTTTACTGGCCATGGTGAGTGTGGGCGAATGCTGACAGCTATCCAGCTTAAGAAGGACAGCTCTATCTCGTTTTTCTGCGGCTGCTTTACCGGGACTGAAAAGCAGCTTCGCGAGTATATCGACAATGGCGCGGCTCACCTAAAGAAAACGCGGCTGTTGGCGCTAGAAACCAGCCTGAGGCTCATCGTAGCCACTAACGATAAACCTCTCTAACTTGCCTGTTGCGGGCAAAGCCGTCCCGAGGCCAGCCGAGGCGCGGGGCGGTGACGCAACGAAAACTTTAGTCTGACAAAACAAGAAGCCGCTTTTGCTTATGACAAAAAGGCAATCGAAACGCGCGGCGAATTTGCACTAACTAATTTTAGTCACAACCCATAAAAACAACAGCCGGGAGCCACGGCCTAAAAATACGGCGAGAAATAACATGCAAGCAATCATCACAAAATATATCAGCGCGACGAATTACAAGCCGTCGCGAGTCCGCGCCAAATGTGAACGCGGTTCAATAATCCTGTCATGGGACGATGGCCTAGACGTTGAGGGCAACCACCGCGCAGCCTGTGAGGCTTTGTGCGCTTCGTTCATCAAAGAGGATGCAGCCAAGTACGGCACGAGCGAGCGCAACACATGGGCGTTACCAAAAGCGGCAGGACAAATTCCTGACGGGCGTTATGTGTTTGTGTTTCTGCCGCAGGAGCGCGGAACACTTTACACACTCCGTTTCAATGGACGGCTTCGCGGAGCAATCGGCGTGTTTAATGAATTTGAGCAGACTGTCCGCGCCGCCGATCTGGAAGCGGCCAATCTCCGGCTCTATGAAACTCATGACCATATTACCAACGTGCGGGAGGTTAAATAAGATGATCTCTAAAATCTCACTCAAAAAATACGCCTGCAAACGTTGTGGCCATGTCGTCAGCAAGTCAACCAACCACTACGGGGAAACCTACAGCTGGGGCACATTCAGCACATGTCCGGCCTGTCCACCTTGGGCCAAGTATCCGCAATTTGGCGGATCGACCACATGGATTTGCAAAACGAAACAACCAACCAAACGGAAATAACCCGCAACTGAAATGACCGTTTTACTCACCATTACTAAATTATGACCATTTCAACCCTACGAGCCTTAGTCTTCGGCGTGCGCTGCCACGATCTGACAGAAACGAATATTGACGGCCTGACCATGTGGCCAACCGGCATTAACTTCCACACCGATACACGCGATGACGCGCTTACCGAGCTGGCGGAGATGAGGGAGAGTCAGTCCAAGCTAGAGGCCGAATTCAAAGAGCTTGAAGCGGAGGCTATTGAGTTGGGGCGCATGGTTGATGACATGGAGGTTAAGCTTGCTGATACAGCTTGCGCTGACTATCCCGAGACGATGCGGGATTTGGCAGAAGATCGAGACCGGTGGCGCGAGGCGTGCAAACAATGGGCGCAGGCGCATGAACGGATGCAATACGAGGTTACGGCGCTCCGCAAGCGCAAGGGCGTCTCTGTTGGTATCTGCGCCTTTATTAATGAAGTTATGGACGTTGTTCGCACATCAACCACACCAGGGGCAAAAGCACTGAGGGAGAAGCTTAGCAGCTACTAAT